CTTGCATAAAGATGAATTGAAGAAAGCTCAAGAAGGTACAGAGATAGTAAAGAAAAATGGGTATGAATATAAGAAAGTATTAAACCCAGAAACAAATGAATCTACATATTTTTCTAGAAGAAATGGTTCAAGCAATTGGAAAGACTTACAAGAAGAAGGTAACATAATACCATTAAAAGCTGTACGTTCTGATATTTTTGCTGACAACATAGAAGAATGGGAAGGTACAGAAGAGCAAAAGAAATGGGATCAAGAGGAAGCAAAAAGATACAAAGCATCTAGAGAACCAAAAAAAGAATCCTCTGATGAAATTAATTATGATAACTACGGTATAAGAGTTGTGCAATTTCCTTATGGATACAGCTCAACCATGCCTCCTGGTCATATTCAAGCTCAGTTATACAATAAAGATACAACAAAGCTTGTTAATAGAGTTGATGGTCAAAAAGCTTATATAAATAGATGGGAAAATGGTAGTGGTAATGTACCTATGAATCCTTCTGAATATGAAGGTCAAGATAATGTAAGAGTAGTTGATCTTGATGCATCACCTGAAGAAATTCAAAGATTTTTAAATGAAGCACAAACATTCCGAGGTACAGATAGACGGGCACAAAGAAAAAATGTAAAAGGACTTTTAGCCGAAGCACCTACAGCATTAGGTGAAGGAAAAGAAGGTGCTTATGATTTTGTAGAAAGTAACTGTGCTACTGGTGTATGTACTGGTCTTGGTTTAAATCCTAATGCTTACAGAAATGCAGGAATAACAGATCCTACAGAAGTAATGGATGGTATTATCAAAGGAAAAAAATACAGAGACCGTATTAATAAAGTTGTTGGTAATAGAGTAAATTCAGCAGAGGGCCTTCAAGCTATAATAGGCAATGGTACAGATGGAGCATATGTTCCATCAAATGATGCTGCTAAAAGAATATCAAATTTTCTAAATGGTATTAGTGTAGATGAAAGAGATAAATTATTAAAATCTATAAATAAACCAGTCAGTGAGCTTAAGTCTTTTGATGGTGTAATGGATGTATATAACTCTTTGCCAGAAGGTACAATACCTACAGCTATAGGTGCTGGTATAGATGAAATTGAAAACAATACTGATTTTCAGTTTGATATGCAGGGTGTAAAGAATATACCTGGTTATTGGTATGATAAAGTAGGTGATGCTTGGAACAATTTCTTTGATCCAAGCAACTATAGGCAATCAGGTGGTGAACAGGATAATGAAAGGATTAAAAATCCTAACATGATAACTAGATCTAATAATTATGCAAACCCATTAGCTTTTGAAACTGCTAATGACTTTAATCTTTTAGGTGCAGTTAACACATTAAATAGTGGTCTGACTAATATGTTTAGTGGTAAAGATGAAGATGGTGATGGTCTTAAAGATGGTTCATTTAGAAATCTTGGTGCAAAGAAAACATTAAATAAGTTAAACAAAGGTCAGTACTATGATTATAATATTCAGGTAGATCCTAATGATACTAATACTTATGCGTTTGATGAATTAGATTTATTTAATGCAAGTAAAACAATTGGTAAAGATAACTTAAGAACAACTGAAGAGTATAAGGAAGATATTAAGAAAAACTCACGTGTCAATTTTAATACAGAGACAGGTGAGTATGATGCTCTTTTATCTAGCAGAGATCCAAGTAACTATACATACCGTAATTTATTTGGTCAAAAGAAAGATGTATTTAATGATGAAAAATTAACTAATGCATTAGATGGAGAAAATCTAAACTATTTTGAAAATGTAGATGAAGATACTAGACAACAAATTTTAGACTTTGGAGCAGCAGACGGAATGCCTGAAGGCACTACACTAAATATAGATAGAGATACTGGTGCAGTGCGTTATATGGGTCCTGATACACCGGAGAATAAGCAAAGAGATAATTATAGAACAATGATGGGCTATAACAAATATGGTCCTAGAGAAGAAGTAGAAGAAGTAGTAGAAGAATCTAAATCTATAATACCAACAAATGTAAACGGACAACCTTTAGCAGCTTTAAGTACTGATCCACCAAGGGTACAGCCACCATCTTTTAAAGAATGGGTGATGCAAGATTCTCGTAATAGAACTGGTGCTAATGCTCCACAACAATATCAAGACTTTCTTAATGGTGTTAAATCAAGTCCAACCAGTCCAGTAAATCAAACACCAAAACAAAATATATTTGATAAAACAGGAGAGTTTTTTGAAGATAGATACAACGAAGCTATGCCATTTTTAAAAGAAGGTGTTGAAGAAGCTGGGAAAGCTGTAAGGAAAGCAGGAGATTTTGTTGAAGATAAAGTTAATACAGGATTAGATTTTTTAAAAGATATTAAATTTGAAGAAGGTGGTGATTTACCAAAAGCTCAAATGGGTTTTGGGAATCCTCAATTTGATCCAAATAATCCATTTGGTATACCTGATTTTTCACAAATGGGTCAGACATCTTATATAAATCCAGATACAGGAGCACCTTATACACCTGGTCCAAATGTACCAGCTGTAAATGAAGAAAATCCAATAATGCTAGATGAGGTAACTGTTACTGCAAAAGGTGATCCTCTTAATAGATTAAAGCCAATTGGTATACAACCATTATCCAACGGTTTAGATGATTTAAAATTAGCACCTATAAATGTACCTAGTCAATTTATGACGAATGAAGATTCAAATCAAGAATTAGAAAGAGCAGATTTTGATGATCCAAAAGTCAAAAGGACAAATAACTTTGAAGGAGGACTAAATAGATTTATGGATAGCAATTTTATGAAAGGTTATGCAGATATTTCAGAATTTGCTGTTGAAGGAGCAGGTGTAATAAATGATTGGTTTAGACAAAAAAATGTTCAAGATGCAAGAAGAGAAAACCGTAGAAGATTTGCTGTAGCAGATAATATATATGGTACATATGAAGATCCAGCTCTTAAAAGAGGTGTATGGGATGTTAATACAGGTCAGGCTCAGGGTGAGGCAGACAGAACAACTAGCTGGAGTATGACAGCTAAAGAAGGTGGAGAAGTAAATGTTAATAGTGAAATGCTTGCTGCGTTAATAGCAGCTGGTGCTGATATAGAAATGTTATAATTATGGCAAAGATCAAAATAAATAAATTACCAAAAGGTTTTAAACTTGTTAATGGTAAGGTTGTAAAAGAGCAGGTAATGAATAACGGTGGTTATGTTACCGGTGACCAAAGAGATTATGGCTTGGTTACAACTCCTCAAGAGTATTATAATAATACAAACTTTAATAATGCTGATGATCAAAGTGTTAGATACAGTCTATCTAGTGTACCTAGAGATGTAGCTAACATAGAAGCAGAAGGTGGAGAAACTGTTCTTACTGACTTAAGTGGTGATGGACAATTTGGTCTTTATAACATTAATGGACCAAGACATAGTAGTGGTGGTGTACCAATGTTTTTACCAGAGCAATCTTTTATATATTCAGATACAAATAAAATGAAATTTAATAAAGATGAAATGGCTGAATTTGGTATTGAGTCACGTAAAGGAAAAACACCGGCTACAATATCAAAGAAGTATCAGCTTAATCCATATTTAGGAGCAATAAATGATCAGTATGCAGATGACATATCTACAATAAGTGCTGAACTTATGCTTAAAAAAAATATGAATGATTTATCAAGGTTGGCTTTTGGTCAAGAAGTAAAAAAGAATTTTGAAGATGGTGTGCCATTAGCAGCACATCCATACCTAGTTTCTATAGGAGAGGATCCTATTGAATTTACTGCAAAGGTTGAAGAAATTTCTAAAAGACAAGCACAAATGAACGCTCTTGCAGCATTGCCTCCTGAACAGCAACAACAATTAATGATGTTGCAACAAATGATGGCACAAGTTGATCAACAACCACAAGGTCAAGGTCAACCACAAGGTCAACCAGAAGAAGGAGTTGTAGAAGATGTTGTAGAAGTTGCAAAGTATGGGACTGAAGTAAACGGTTTAAGAAAATATCAAGATGGGACAGAAGTTGTAAACCCATTAAAAGAAGATCACCCAAAGTATAACGAATGGAATGAAAAAATTTCTACAGGTAATTATGATGTAAAAACTGTAACACTTGAAAATGGTGGTAAAAGACTTATACTAACAGAAAAAAGAGTAGAACAACCAACTACAGAAATAGGTGAAGCAGGTAATCAAAGAGGAAGAGGAAGTACACCTATATATAATGAAGATATTGCAGGTCAAAGAAGAGCTTTTAATGAGGCAAGTGATGATGGATGGCAATATCAATCAGGTTCTTTATCATCTGGTAACAGACCTTTACAACAAAGTAAAATATATAACAATCAAGTAGTAGATGGTGTGTTTGATCCAAGTATAACTGCTGATAAATCATCTGGTGTACATTCATATGGTTCTCCAGAAATTAAAAGTGCAGCTGCAGAAAAAGACTTCATGAATAGATGGGGAGATGTTGTTGCACAGATAGATGGATATGATTACAGCATGGATGCCAATGATCCAAAAGTTAAGCAATTTCAACGTCTTGCTGAAGAAACTAGAAGAAAAGAACATCTAGAGCACTTTGGTAATTTAGATAACTATAAAAAATACTTCACAGAAGATGGTGTTAGTGGATCTAAATTTGATGGTGCCTTTGGTTTACATACTTACAATACTCCACGTTTAAAAAAGAATGAGTTATTTAGTGAAGAAATAACTTTAGATCCAGAAGAAAAGAAGAAAGAAGTAATTGAGAAAAAGGATCCAGAAGCTTATAAGCAACCTTATACTCCTCCTTTTATTCAAGATGAAATTAACTTAAATGCATTAGGTATGATAGATGACAATCTATATATGCCTTGGGCACCAACAGCAGAAAGACAAAAAATTGATTATGTCTTGGATGATTATCTAGGACAAGTTAATGCAAACAATTCCTCACTTGCTACTGCATCAGAGCAAGTAGGTAATACTATTGGTGGGCCTGCAGCAATAGCTGCAATTTCTGATCTACAAGGTAGAACTATGAAAGCAAATGCTGCTGCTATAGGTTCTACTAACTCACGAAATGTAGCTACTTTGAATCAAGTAGGAACTCTACAACCTCAATTGGATATGAAAGTAAACTTTGAGAATGATAGAAGAACTACAAAAGTATATGATGATGTTAACAAGACATTACAAGATCATGATAACTTTTTAAATGATAAAATAGCTAAGAGTGCAGAATTAAGAAACGCACTTATAACTAATAGAGCAGGTGCAGCTAATCTAAATGCATTAACTAAGAATTTTGATATAGATACTACAACAGGTGGTATAGTAGAATTCACTGATGGTGATGCTTTAGAAAAAGTAGGATTACCAAAAGATCAGCAAAAAGCATTCTTAGATAGTTATACTGAACTTCAAAAGAATTTGGGACCAGATGTAAAAGTTGATGCTGATTTAATAAAAGCATATATGACACTTGGTCAACCTACAGCAGCATCTAATCAAACAAATGCAGCAGCTGAATTTGCAAGATTAGGAAGCCCACAGTTTTATCCAACAGGTAAATCTAAAGTGGGGAAAGAGATTAAAAGAATGGTAGTCCCATTCTATACAGGCAAGATGGGATCATAAACCTTAAAGGTTTTAATTTATACCTTGTTAAACATATATAATTATAGTAAATTTACATTATGGCAACATACGTACCAGGATCAAAAGCATACTTACCGGACATTAAACCGTTTACTCCAGATTTTAAGTTTCTATCTGCGGTATTAGATCAAAGACAAGATAAGTATACTACTAGTTGGAAGGCAACAAATGATGTCTACAATAAAGTAGTGTATGCTGATCTATCAAGACAAGATACTACAGAACAAAGAGATCAATATATAGAAACGTTAGGTCCTTCACTAGAGAAGATTGCTGGTATGGATTTATCATTAGCACAAAACGCTGATTCAGCTAAAGCTGTATTTGCACCTTTCTTTGAAGATAAACTAATTGTAAAAGATATGGTTTATACTGCTAACTATAGAAAGCAAATGGATTATGCTAATAGACTTTTGCAATCAAACAATCAAGAACAAAGAGAAAAATACTGGAACCCAGGCATCAAAGCTTTACAGTATAGAATGGAAGATTTTGTAAATGGTTCTGCAGATGAAGCAATGAATGCATCATTAGCTAGATATGTAGAAGATGCAGATTTAGTTCAGATGTCTGAAAAAATATTATCAGAAATGGATCCTCCTTTAAAAATTAAGATGGATCATTTTGGAACAAATCCAGATGGAACTGTAAATACAGATTTTATTATAACAACGCAGAATGGTGAGTTAGTTACTGGACCAGCTTTACAATATATACAAACAGCATTGGCAGATGATCCAAGAGTTCAGCAAGCCTATCAAACAAGTGCATATGTAGAAAGCAGGGACCGTGCTGCAGAATTAATGCAAGCAGGACAAGCTGCAAGCGTTCAGCAAGGACAAGAGATGTGGGCTAATGAAAGAATAGCTTTAGTAACTGGAGCAAATCAAGAGCAAACAAAAGAAAAGAAAAAGCAACTTGCTGAAGATAATAAAACCAATGAAAACTGGGCAGCATATCAAAAAGATCAAGGTATTATACCGGGATCTGATGAAGATAAAGAGCAGAAAGACAACTTAAGTGCTTATGAAGCTACTAAAGCTGAGTTAGAACAAAACATGAAAGTTGAGCAAATTGCTCAAACACCTGTTGGTGAAGGTTTAGAAAGCAATCTTAATAGAGCTTATGAACTAACTATGTTATTTAACATGGATAGAGATATGAAAATAGGAGCTCAGAACTATAGCATGAGAGATTTTGAATCTTCAATGGAGGCTAATCCTTATGCGGTTGCACAGAAGAAGCATATGATGGATATGCAAAAGGTAAGATTCCAAGCTAGAGAAAGAAGAAACCTTGAAAGTATTAAGCAAAGAAATAGAATTGATTTAGCAAAAGCAAAAGGAGAAATCTTAAGTCCAGAACAAAAAGCACAACAAGATGCTTTATTGAAAGCATTAGGACAAACTGTTGTTAGAAGAGGTGAGGCTAACACTACAGAATTACCTGAAGGTGCTGTAGTAGTAGCTGTAACAGAAGATCAATTTATTCAAGATGATAATAAACTTCTAGTACGTGAAGTAGATGCTATTTTAAATTCATATGTGCAAATAAATCCAAATGGTGATAATGGCAATCAAGAGTGGACTATAGATTTTAATGGTACACAAATTACAGGTAACATTGAGACGCTTAGAAATCAAATGCTTAAGCAAGAAGATCTTACTACTAAACAACAGGAGGATGGCGTTGTAGCTGATTATGAAAATAGAGAGGCAATAAATGCTGCGTTTACAAACAGATATGAATTTATTACTAATGCAGAAGGAGTTAAAAGTAAAAACCCTTCTTATCAGCAATCAGCTCAATGGGCAAGTTTAAATAATGACTTCTTACAATTAAGAACAGACAAAACAGTATTAGACAGAAACTTCCAGAGTGCAACACAAACCCAGTATGAGACTTATGAAAAAACAAAAGTAAGAACTCTAAAAGATGATGATGAAGTTAAACTACAAATGGAAGCAGGGTTTGGTGATATATATGATGATACTGACCCAGATAATGTAAGACTTTTAAGTAAAGCAGAGTATGTTGCTGCTATGATAGAAAAGGCAGAAGCCAATCAACTAATTAATATAGGTGATGAAGGTTTACTGTATGGTAGAAATAATGTCCCAGAAGGTGAGGGTGATGACTTTACAGATAAGTACTATAGAAAAACTAAAACAAGATATGTAGAAGGTCAATCTACTTATCAAAGCTATGGTATAGGTGGTGGTTCTACTGGTGACAGTGGATACTATGTACCAGTATTAGATGCTGATGGTAATGAAGTAAAAGAAGTTAATATTTATGCAGTTAAAAAACATGCAGAAGAAGTATATGATAGACTAACAGAAGATCATAATAAAGGATTAACTGCTCAAAAAGGTTGGGAAGGTTATGAAACTGCAACACTTAAAAGTGTACAAATGGGTAGACAAAACCTTATTGGTGAAATTGAAACGGGAGTAACTTATGGAGGTAATATAGATCCTAAAGTCTCAGGTTCTGCAGGTAATAAAATCTATACTGATCTTTTAAATCAAATAGCAGTAATGGAAGGTGCTGGGCAAAATCCACAATACTATGCTGGTGAAATAGGTATAGATAGTGACATGGATGATCAACTAGAAGGTACTGACTTAGCTTTATATAAAAGAGCACTAAATGCTTATAGAGCAGATATGCTTAACTATGTCACAAATGAAAAAGCAGGAAACTCTATTTCAACTATGCCTAGAGCATCTATAGAATACAAACCTGTATATGGAGATCCAGAAACAGTAGATAAAACAAAAGCTGGTAATATTATTACGTTTGGTGGGGATTGGTTAGAGTCCAAGAAAGCTGGTTCAGAAACTACTGGTGAGTATGGTACATTTAGTCAAACAGAGATTAATAAATTAAAGAAAGGTATTTCTATTCTATTTGATCAAAAAGATGATATAAGCTCCAGGTCTGCAGCTAATAGTGCTATTGTATCATCACCTATTATAAGTGAGATAATGGCAAGTCAAAATCATTATGTAGAATATAAACCAAACTATGGTACCAAGGAAGATGGTAATGTTAATACAGGTACATTAAGATTTGTTCAGAACAGTCCAACAGAATATATGATGAACTGGCAATTTAATGAATATGTAGAAGGCGGATCATACAGAATGACACCAATTAGATCAAGAACCATAACTTTACCAGCTGGAACACCATATGACGGAACACTGGAAACATTAAAGAAAGCTTTAATAGAAAGGGAGTTTAATCCTTTAGGTGCAGAAAATTTGAGAAGAAGAAAAAAAGATAAAGCAATAAATGCTAAAAAATAATATTCAATTCTGAAAATGGAGAACAATTTAGAAAGTAAAGGTTTAGATCAGGCTATCAAAGCTAGTGAGGAAACAGGACCTCAGTTTGCTATTAATAAGGATATAGACTTTGTATCAGTTGATCAAGCGTATGAAGACCCAGAATATGATGCATATATTGATATGGCAGATACTGCTGCTATACAAAGGTTAGATCAGCAAAAAGATTTTATAGAAAAGTATGGTTCCGGTGTATATCAGAATATGGCTTTACCTACACCATCTATGGCAAATGATACATATGATCCACAGATGCAAAGAAAGGCAAAAGTGCCTGGTGATACTATATCAAGAGATAACTCCGTAGAACAAACTATTGATGAAGTTTTATATAATCAAGGAGTAAAATTAAATCAAAAACAAAAAGAAGGGAATTTAATTGCGTCTCCTCTTTACAGTGATAAAAGAGCAAATAGTTTTGACCGTTATTATCATCATCCAAAATTTGCTACATTAGGTTATAGTCCTTATGCAAATAATTCAGAATATTATAATGCAAATAGTACAGCTTGGGATGATCTGTCTAGAACATGGACATCTGTAAAAGGATTATTTGGCATTGGTTTTACTTCTAGTTATGTAAGTGTTGGAGATGGTATGGATGGCAAATATGGAAAATATGATTCAGGTAGTGCTGGTTCATATGAAGATTTTGTTGACATTGGTATGTCTGATAGAGGTGGAGCAACTCAATTTTTTAATAATTTACTAGTTAATTCAGGTTATACTTTTGGTATAATAGGATCAATAGCATTAGAAGAACTTGCATTAGTAGGTTTAGAGGCAGCAACTTTTGGTGGTGCAACACCTTTGGTAGCTGCTAGAACAGCAACGAATGCTGCAAAATTAGCTAAAGCAGGTAAAAGAGTGGTAAACTCTTTTGGAGTAGGTAGAATGGCTACAGCAACAATGGATATGTTAAAAGCCTTAAGGAATGCTGATATTGCTAAAGACTTTTATAGTGTAGGTAAATTTGTTGGAAAAGGAATAGCACCAGAAACTTATGCTGCAATTAAGGGTATAAGGACTGCAAAAAATACTGCAGGTAATCTTACCAACATGCGTAAAGCAGCAACAACCTTTGGAGGATTTTATAGAGATGTAAGATCTTTTAACTTGGCTATGGCAGAAAGCAAGCTTGAAGGTGGTATGCTTTATAATGAAAGGATGGATGAAGGCATGAGAGAAATGCAAGCAACCAACTTTGGTGGTCCAGTTACTGATTCACAAATGGCTAGGATACAGGAAAATGCTGCTAAAGCAGGTTTTGCATCTACTATGCAAAATTTACCTTTAATATTTGCCACTAATCAACTAGTTCTAGGTAATGCATTTGGTGGTTTTAATAAGTCATTTGCAAGAATGGCTAATCAAAACATAAAAGGTGGAGCTAGAAGAATTATTAAAACTTCAAAAAGTGTACTTAAAGATGGCACAAAAGCCTTAGATGTATTTGCTGATGCAGGTGCAGGATTAAAAGGTGTTGTTAAATCTATTGCTAACGCTGGTGTAAAGGGGAATCTTAGAACTGCAGCTGGTGCTAGTCTAAGATATTTTGCTGCTAATTTTGGTGAAGGTATTCAAGAATTAGGTCAAGAAGCAATTGCTACAGGAACAGGAGAATATTATAAAACATTATTAAAAGATCCGGGAGCAGGTGGATTAGAATTATATAATACAAGTTTAGCATCAGGAATTGGATCTCAATTTTCTGAGCAAGGGTTTGAAACCTTTATGTCTGGGTTCTTGATGGGTGGTGTTGTAGCAGGCCCACAAAAATTATTTTTTCAAGGAGTGCCTGCTATTTACAAAAGAATTTCAGATCCTAAAGCATTTGCGGAGTACAAAGCAAATAAAGAAAAAGCTATTTCTTCATTGGTAGATACTTATAATGATACCTGGAACAAAATGGCAGAAGATCCAAATGCTGTTTTTGATCAAAAGAAGTTTAAATTTTTAGTTCAAAAGCAAGCTGCTGAAGGAATGTTAGAATCTGCATTTGAAAGTGATCAGTTTGGTTTTATAGATAGTAAAGATATTGCAAAGTTTAATCAAATTTATGATGTAATATCTAATGGTGGTGCAAGATTTTTTGAACAACAATTAAATGATTATGCAAACCTGGATGACGCTAGTTTAGCACAGGCATTTCCTACAGATAAACAACAAATAAAATCAGGTAAACTTAGAAAAAGATTTACTGACATGATTGATTCAATTGGAGTCATGGAAGAAAACTTTAATAAGTTAAGTGATAAATATGAAAATCCTTTTGATGAAAGTAGATTTGAAAAAGGTACAAGAGAATTTCAAGAAGAAGCAATAAAAAGAATATCATTTGATCATGCACGTTATTTATACATGTTTACTAATGATGGATTTAATAGAGCTTTAGAAAGAGCAGATAGTATATTTCAGTCATTAGAATCAGATCCATTGTTTAAAGACATGGAGGCAAAAGATATTACTGTATTATTAGACAATGATTCAATTAATAATGAATTAAAACTTTTACTTCAAGAAGAGTTAATTTTAAAAGATGATAAAACTCAAAAAGGTAAAGTAAAAGAAATTAGAGAAAGAGCAAAAAGGTTAGGAGCTTTACAAGCAATCTTAAGTGACAAAAAAAATCTAAAAAAAGATGGATCATTTGATCAAAGAAAAATACTTAAACTTAAAACTGAATTTCACAACTATGTAAGATTCATGGCTAAAAAGTCAGGATCATTTGTGAATGAAGAGGTTGTAATGGACGCTCTTAAAAAAATTGTAGATCATAAAGCCCTTAAAGGTAGAGCAAGGGTATACTACAAGTCTATTGAATACTTAAACAATCCTGAAAGATTTACAGAGATATATGAAAGAACAAATGAATTCTTAAAGAGTGCATTTAAAGATGTTCAAAGAAACTATAAAGAAGCAGTTGAAAAGTATATTGAAACAAAAGAACAAGTTCAACTTCTTAATGAAATAGCTAAACTTACTGATCACAAGGGTAACATGGTTATACCAGACCCTAATGAAGTTAAAAAATTCTCTATAACTAATAACCCATATGATCTTAAGACGTTCTATACAGAAGCAGGTACAGTTACAAAAAGGTTTAATGCAACTACAGTAACACAAATCAATGAAATACTGGGTGCCTATGCAAAAATAACTGAGCAGGATACAGTAGATCAAAAGACAGAAGAAGCACAAGCTGAAGAAACAAGGGCTGATGTTGAAGAGATACTCAGTGAAAATGGAGTAGAGATAGAACTACCTACTGGTGAATCCAAAGTATATACAGAAATACTAAGAAAAGGTTATAACAAATATCTTGCTGATCAAGCAAACTTAAATAAAAATGCAGTAGACTTTAATGCTTGGATTAATACAGAAAATGGTAAAGCCTATAGACAATCATTTGCAGCAATTAAAAAGATATGGATAGCAAATGATAAGTTAACAAACCCTAATAGATCTTTAACCCCAGAGCAGATTGAGAATGATGCAAACCTTATAAGTTGGTTAACATCTCAAGAAGGAAAAACAAATGACTTGGTTGCTAAAATATTAGACAAGACTGGTTTAACCATCTCAGAAATAACAGGTATACAAGAACAAGCACCTACAAAGAATAAACCATACAAGGGAAGAGCTAACACAGATGTTATTGAAAGCGGATCTTATGTAGCACTTGTACAAACTGAAACAGAAAACAAAAATGGTGAGAAAGAATTTCTTTATCAGTTGTTTGAAAATAGTACTGGTAGATTACTAGATGCTGAAATACTAAGTGCAAAAGGATTAGGTAATGTTAATGCTTTTTTAGTAAAGGGTCAAGCTATATCTGCTTATAAAAGACTAGAAAGTGATCAACCAAACTCAGCAGAGTTTCCATTTGATGGTGTTGAAGGTTTGTCATATGGTCAAAAGGTTTATAAAGATGGAATAGAATATACAATATTAAGTAATCCAAAAAAATTAGCTAATAAAGGAACACTTCTTTTAATACCATCTGATGCTCAATCATTAACGTATGAGGAAAAGGTAGCACAAAAGGTATTTGTAAATGTAAAAAAAGGTGGGTTTAAAGATTTCTATACACTAGAAGAAATAGATTCAAAACGTTTACCTAATAGTGTTTCAAGATTAAACTTTAATGAACTTGTTACACCTTATGGTGCAAAGAATGAAGATGAAACTTCATGGAGTATAGCTAAGCAAAGATATTTTGCTATAATTTCTGAATTATCTCAAGAAGACCTAAAAACTTTAGAACTTGTTGTTACACTAAATCCAGAGGCTGGTAAAAAAGGAGGGCAATATACTATACCTGGTAAAGAAAGCAATGAATATATTACACGTACACAATCTAAATACCTTATTGGTATAAGAACAAACAGTGGTGTTGTACAAGATAAGATTGATGCATTGTTTGCTAAGAATGGTAGACTTGAAGGAGTAGATCCTTTTAAAAGTGATGCTAGAGTATTTGCTTTTTTACCTAATCAAAATTTTCAAATAGAGATAGGTGGTAAAGTATTAACAGTTGATCAGCTTAACCCTAGTCAGTCAGCCAATATATTTGATGTATCTGATAATTTAAAAAATAAATTAACTGATGCACAAGTATTAGAAATAGTAAAGGAAAAATATGCAATAAATAATGCTCTCTTGGCAAAAATAGATGAGCAATTTGCAGAAAATTCAACAGATGGGAACACAGCAGTATTGTCTAAAGAACAATTACCTGAAGGATTTTCATTTAATTCTACACTTGGTAATGTTGTATATGATAAATCAGATAAAAAATTAACTGATTTAGAATACAATGCAGCAGATGAAAATGGTAACTATTTGATTTATCAATTAGAAAAAAGTAAAACTGGAAGATCTAAAATAGTTATTACTAATCTAGAAGAAGATGCTAGAGAAGAACTAATTAATAAAGTAGAAACACAATTAGAAAAGCAAGGTTTACTAAGTGAGTTAAGCAAAGGAACAGATGCTTATAAAGCAGCTGTACTTTTACCTGATGGAACTTATAGACTTGTTCCTTTAAAGTCAGAGTCATTAGAAAATGAAGCAACTGATAAGCTGTTTGTTGATTTGATTACAAGAGCACAAAAAACACAAGAGGAAAATAAGAATGGAAAAGACCCTTCTTATAACAAAGAATGGAATGATAATCAAGGAGTGTGGATTAGTTCTTATCCAGGAATAACGGTAAAGCTTGAAGTAAATAAATATGGTAAAGTTCAATTGTCTATTGTTAAAGATGGTAAATGGACAAACTTAGAATTAACACGTGATGAGGTTAACGCAGCAGAAGATGTAGAAGTTAAGATCCAAAAATTAATTGATAGAGCTAATGAAACAACTGTTTTCAAAACAGCAGTTAGTAGTCCAGAGACAGGAAGTAAAATAGGTTTTACTTTATCTAGAAAAAACTTTAGAACATCTTATTCTAGAAGTGTAGGTGTTAATGAATTAATTGAGAAAACAACAACTCAAGCTAAAACTCAAGTTGTAGGTGTAAATACATTAGAAGTATTTGCTCCTTCAGGAACTACACAGAGTTCTTCTAATACAGAAACAACTACATCAGCTACGTTTACTCCAACCAGAGATTATACAGATGCAGAGGGTAATCCAATACCTGCAGGCCCAGAGATGACAACTGCAAGTTCTAAAGAAAAAACTTTTACAGCAGAAGAATCTGAATATAGTATACTAGACTTAGAAGATAGTGAGTTTGATGCATATAAGGAAAATGACTTTAGAGATCTTCCTTCTTATATGATAGAGCATATTGTAAACAAAATCATATCACCAGAGGGTGGAGTTGCGTTAAGAGAAAGAGAAAGACAAGTTTTTGAAAGTCCACGCAAGTCAGAAATAATGACTAGAATTGCTATACTAGGTGGTACAGTTAAAGAAACAGAGATATCAGAAACACCTTTAAGTAAAATTGATAAAGAATTAACTGCTCTCAAAAAGAAATTACAAGAGGGTAAAAAAGGTGCAGCAAAAAGAAAAGCTTTAAAAGATAGTAAGGAATATCAAACATTACTAAAAAATAAAAAAGCAATAGAGTCTGCAGCTAATAAAGTAATGCCTGCATATACAGCGCAGGATTCAGAGAATGTAGATGTCTTTATGGCTTGGGCTGCAAACAACCTACCTGACTTCATTAGTATAGAGGACATAGGTGTATTAGGTAGCAACTTAAAAGCGGGTGGTGTAAGAGTTGGAGCTTTTGCTTTAAACTTACATGCATTAGCAGGAGGAATGAAAATTGGTGGAACAATATACACCGGTGCTAAATCTCCATTTAGATATCATGAAGCATTTCATGGTGTGTTTAGAATGTTGCTAAGTGATACAGAAATTAATAAGTACTTATCAATTGCAAGAAAAGAAGTAAGAAGCAAATTAAGAGCAGAAGGTAAAAACTTTTTACAAGAACTAGAAAGATTTAGAAATTCAGCAGACACATATACTAATATGAGTAAGGCTAGATTAGAACAAGAATATTATGAAGAATATCTAGCAAATGAGTTTGAAGCATTTAAACAAAATCCAAAAAAGACTAAAACAGATTCCGGTGTCAAGTCTTTATTTACTAGGATTATGGAGTGGATTAAATCCGTATTTAATTCATACAATAAAAGTGAGTTGCTTACTTTATTTGAAAACATTGATGGTGGTAAATATCAGACAGCGTCAATAGCTAACAATCAATTTATTAATACTCTTACTACAGGAGTTACAGTAGAAGCAAATGCATTAATACCTTATGATTCTATACAAGATGGAAAGAAGGTAGGTTTTTATTATTTAGATAGTGCTGTAGCTGATCCTATGATTAGAAGTATTGCTGCTATGTATTTACAAGCAGAACGTCAAGTTACAGAAACAGGTGTTAAAAGATCTGAAATATTTGATGCTGTCATAGATGATTTTTACAATCTATATGATCCAGAGAATGTAATAAACCTAGATAAAACAGATGCACAAAGAGAAGTATTAGAAAATATAATTTTAGCATTAGATAATTATTTGGAGGTTATAAAACCACAAGTATATTCTGTATTAAATGTTATAGATAGTCAGATTACTGAAGAAGAATATAACACAGAGTACTTTGAAGACTCAGTAGGACTAAGAAGTATTGATCAGTGGAATACAGATGCATCATTAATTGGTGGATTAGAATCTACACCGAGACATATACGTGCTTACTTGGCTACAACTACTAAAGAAGAAACAGATTTCTTTGGTAATAGAGAGTTAAAAGCTGGAGTACCTTTAATTATACCAGTAGAGTTTAATAAAGTATATAACGGTTTACTAAAAGCTGTTAAGAATATTGAAGATCCAAAAAAGATGTTGCGTACAATGTACTTCTTTGGACAAGATAATCTTGAAACAGGAGCAGTAGTGTCAAGATTATTGAATGATCTTGGTGTTAGTAAAGAAGCTTTGTTATCAAATAGCCCTTTACCTTTAGAATTAAAAAATCCTAGTTTGTTTCAAGCATTCACTAAAGCTTTTGAAAACTTTAGAGTAGAATATATATTTAGTCAAAGAGATTCAGCGGGTAATGTTATAATGTATTCTGCAGCTGAAAGAGATGATATAAATTCTCAAGTAGATGTTTGGTCACAAGCATGGAATGATGCAGAAAAGAAAATAAAAGTTGATTCTAGTAGAAAAGAAACTGTTGAAAAAACATTAGGTGCTTTTGGTAATTTATTATTGCCTTCATCAACACAGAAAACAGATAAGGAAATTAGTGAGTTGTCTCAAAAATACTCAGAGAAAATATTTGAACTTACAGGTATAAGACTAAGTAAGCAATACATTGCATTTAGTTTAACAGCAAACAGACCTCAAACCGAAGAGCAGGGAGCACTTCAGAGTGTGCATTCTAATGAAACACCTATTACTGAAGAGGCTATCCGTACAATGAATATATTGATTCAAAATGGTGAAGATATTTTTAATGAGGGTGAAGAAGGAATGTATTCTAGATTAAGAACCCTAGCTATTAATAATGCACCTTTTGATGAAACAATTGGTTTATCTGTATTTAAAAATAGTGAGGGTAATTTAGTTTATGCTCATCAAAAACCTACGTATCATTTAAAGCAAGTTGAAAAATTAAATACTGATGTTCAAGCTTTAGAAAAATTAAAACAAGAGAATCCTTATTTGAAAAATAATTATCTTTTAAATAATGATGCGTTTATACAAATGTCTGCAGAGAACAGACAAAAAATATTAAGAATTGCTGGTACAGCTGTTGGTAATATAAATACTACTGAAGAAGAAATAAATGAAAGTATTTCTGGATTAAAGTCTAGATCCACTTATGGTAACTTCACACCACAAGAGTTTGCACTAAATTTACTGAACTCATATACTTATGGTGTTAATACCAAATCTAATAAAGCTAATTTTGTAGAGTACTATGATACTAAGCTTGGTAAGAATGTTAAGGTTGCTTTAGCTCCTTCATTAATAAGGGTATTAGAATCTTCCAACACGGGGGATATGATGAACCTTCCTGTAATTAAAGCTGTTGAGTTTGTTAGTGGATCAACTGGTGCTGTAAAATTAACAGATGAGGCTGTTGATACATATATAAGTTCAATTGAAACAGAGTATGACCGTATACTAAGAGAGTCAGCTCTAAGACGTGATAATCCTTTGCAAGTACAAAAGCTAGGTTATAATACTGAAGGAGGTAGAGCATACAAACTTCATAACTCTGCTTTATTTTTACCTCAAACAATAAGAATTGCACTAGAAGAAATAGCAACACGTGATGATGCAAAAAGTTTGTCTGCTGCTTTATCTGAATTAGATATGACTATGGCTGATCTTAAGTCAAATGTAGTAGAAAGTTTAGAGCAACAATTTGAACTGTTTAAAGATGAGCTTAAAACATTAAACATAAATGAAGAAATAAGCAGTAAAGTTAGAGAAGGTTTGGTAAATAAAAATGTAAAAGCTACACCAGATCTAATACAGTCAAATCAATTGCTAAATTTAAATTATGATCAAGAATATAATTTAAAACAAATCTTTTTTAATAACTGGATTAATACAAAATCAATCAATGAGATATTATTAGGAGATCAAGCAGTTACTTTAAAGAATGGTGTAGATGCTATTAAAAGAGCAAAGGCACAGAATGCTTCAACAGTTAGTGCTTATAGTGCAATTACTGCTCCTGAATTAGGAATTAATCATCCTGTTGATAATATAAGTTTAGTTTCTTTAGAAGAACCAATTGGTGTATCATCTGTAACAGGTGACAATATTGATATTGCTGATGCACAAATGTGGATGACTACAAAAGCATTTAGATATATGTTCTTTGGTTTTGGTAAATTAACACCAATGCAAGCCAAACTTATGGATAAAGTAGAGGCAGGAGAAACAATCTCATCTGAAGATATATTTGGTCAAGACGGTTATGTTAGTAATGGTGTAATGCTTAATTCTAAAAAACTTGTTTATTTTGATGGTAGTACATTTATAAAGATGTCTGCTTTTATATTGACACCACAACTTACATCCAATAAAGTTGTAAATGCTAATGGTGAAGTTACATATACTGCAAAAGAAAATAGAAAAGAATTACATGATCTAAGAGTAAAACTTGAAGGTATAGAAGCAATAAAAGACAAACAAACACTTGGTATTGCTGCGCCTTTGAGTGCTTTAAAAATGTTAAAGCAAAAAGTAAAAACATTAGAGGAAGTAAAAGCAGATGGTCAATTCAGTGAAAATGATTTTACATCATTATCAGCTAAAAATATGGGTCTTCAATTAGAGGTACCTTCTAATAAACTTGAAACTGTTGAGCCTTCACAAATTAAAGCAATTATAACATCAGAACAAAAAGATGATGTATTTGTCAAAGAGCTTGGTTTAACTGTAGGTCAAATTAGAAAAGCGTACAATGAAGCAATTAGTGCTAGAGTTGAATTAAAGTTTAAGAATAAAAGAAATCTTATTTTTACTTTTGACAGTGCTATGGAAGAGTTAAAAATCTCTATGGCTAAAGATAAGCTTACACCTAACTTAATGTCTTTTTTAAGATATGCAACAGAAGGTTTAAAGGCATCACAATCTAGCTCACAACTATTAGAGTTTTTCTCTACTGAAGAAGGAGAACAAAAATATGATTTGAATAACCCTATAACAATTAATAAGTTTGAGCAATTATTCTTAAGTTATTTAAGTAAAGGTGTTCTTGCTGAAAAACAACCGGGACATGCTTTAGCTTTGGTTTCTTCATACGGTATGAATATATACAGAAGAGTTTATAGTGTAGATGAAAATGGTATTCCAGATAGATCAGAAGTTATTAGAGAAAAGTACTGGAACAAGATATCTAATAAACCAGAAGTTGTAGAATTTGACACACTTCTAGGCAGAAAGATTCCAAAAGAAGGTGTTGTAGTATTAGACCGTTTAAGATCTGGTGTTAAAGAATATGATAGCAAAGGTGTGTTTACAGGTCAAAGATATACTGAAATGCTAATGCCAGCACATTTTAAAAGCGTAATGGATTTAGTTGAGAATGGTAGCATGGCTAATATACCTGAAGTTATATCTAAGATGTTTGCAATACGTATACCATCTCAAGATAATCATTCAACAATTAATATAAAGCATGTAGATTTCTTACCTGCCTTTTATGGTTCATCAGCAACATTTGCTCAAGAACTTGTTGAAATATCAGGAGCGGATTTTGATATTGATAAAGTATATGCTCAGATTAAAGAGTTTTATGTTAAAGATAAAAAGTTTATTGAATACGGTACTGCTAAAAATAACAATGATGCATATGATGACTATATTAATTACATAAATGAAAAGGTAAACAAACCAGGTACAATTTATTCTGAAGCTTATCAGTTATACAAAACAGATGAAGGATCAGCAAGAATACAAAACAGTGCAACAGAAGCTGAGGTTGGCGTTGCATCTGATGCGGGTGCTAGTGAGCAATCTATAAAAGCATTGCAAATGTTAGGATTACCTATTACTAAAGGACAATATGTAAACTATATAAAGAAAAATAAAACTGAACCTTATGAAGCACCATATAACAATGAAGTATTAGATTATAAATATGCTTTAATGGGTAATACAGGTGTAACTGAATCAACTGAAGGTATACCAATATCTTATACAGCAGCAAACTTAGAGATTTTAGAATCTGAATTAGCAGCATTGGTACAACTTTCTGAAACCTTTGCACTACGTGATAGTGAAGACTCTGTGGATATTGATAATTTACTTGGTCAAATAAAAGCGTTTACAAGCAACAAAGGTGCTGCTATTGGTGCAATTGTATCTCCTAATGTTAACTTAAGTTTATTGACTGAGTATAAGATAAAACTAAAAGGTGATAACGGATTAAATTTTAATAATGTAACCTATGATAGTTTTGCAACATTAACTGAGAAACTTACCAAAACAAAAAATGGTCTTAGAAAGCAAGATATTATATCTTCTTTAATTACCATGGCTACAGATAATGCTAAAGAAAGATTAGTTGCAAAACTTGGTCTTAACAGAGCAGCATTATCATTGGTAGGTACAATGACAGGTTTAGGTGTTCCAATTAGAACATCCTTACTCTTAGTCAACAATCCATTGATACGTGATATCTATAATGAAGCTTTAAATAAAAAAGATAAGTTAGATCCTGGAGTTAAGGCATTATCTAAAACTGCATTTGAAAATATTTTTAAAAGAATTGGGAATCTAAATGAAAAAGTAGTAGAGGTTGTAGTAACTGATGAACTTTTATTAGAAGCTATTAATAGAACAGGTAAAGAAAGTATTGCTTCATTACAAGCAGATTTAGCTATACTAGATCAGTTTATATCTGCATTAAATATTAATGATGAGGTTACCAAAATGACATCTGTTTCAAATCTAACAAAAGGGTTGGGTCAAAATATGGCTGCTGTAGCTGAGACAAGAAGAAACATATCAGACTTAATGGACAGTGAGATGATGGATCTTAAATCTATTTATCAAGGTGACACATGGCTTTCAAAATATGTTGAAATATTTCAGCAAATATCTGATGAAATATTACCATCAACATTTTTATCTGCTAGTGAATCATTCCAAGATATCTTGGATGAAGTTGTAATAAACATAAATGCAGGAGATATACAATTTACAGAAGAAACATTAGCTGGTATATCAAGAGACTTATTGTCTTACATTACTATTAAAGCCTACATAAACAAAAAATTAGGTGTAGATGGTAATTCACAAAGTGTTGCTACTTTAAGTAATGATTTAATCTATCCTGGAGATTATCAATCCATTAATGAAATAGTTGATAGAATGAGATCATCAGAAGCTGGACAAGACAATTTCTTCTTGGATAGTTTTGCAGTCAGTGTTAAATCAGATGAGCAAAGCAATAATACTGGTACAAATCAGCTAAATGCAAATACATTTAGAAGTTTAAATGCTGCACAAAAGATTGACTTACAAACTTCTTTTGCTAAGCTTTACGGTTCATTGGAGACAAAGGATGATGCTTTATCAATTATTAATTATATAATGGTAAAAGACGGTCTACAATTATCATCAGGGTCATTACTAGATGCTGTTAGTCCATTTATTATGGAGAGTTATTTATCTCAAATTGAAACAGCAAATCAAGCATTAAGATCTAGATCTACTGAAGAAGTATTTGGTTTATCTTTTACTGAGATGAAAAAAGAATTTATAGAAGGTTATCTTCTTTCAAATAAAAGTAATGCATTGTTGCAAACATTTATTTCTTCTCCAGGATTTGTATCTAAAGGTATAAAGATTAAGGATAATAAAGCCACTGTTGCATGGAATGAAAAGCAAAAAATTGGTGGAAGTAAACTTTACTTTAGAGTTAAAAATGAAACTGATGCTGGAGTTATTACATCAATAGATACATATAAAAGAGATGAAGATTCACAAACTGACTATACAAAAATAGATACTGTTGGTTCTAATCAACAAAATGCTATTGGTTTTATGTTTGGTGAAAGACCTACATATAAAGCTGTTAGAGAGTATGTAAAAGAAAAAAATGATCTTGTAAATAAAAATGATGACATTGCTAATAATTCAGCAAGCTCATTAGCAGAGGAAAAAAGTCTAGCTGCTGTATATGCTGATGAAATTTTAAATGATCAAACTGCAGATATAGTAGCAACAGAAGAAGGCATTACAGTGAATGGTGAAGATATAGCAGATGCAATAGAGTCATATGACCCAGATAATGTTGTTGATCCAGAAAATTTAGAAGGTAATTCTATTTCTGGTAATAGTATATTAAATCTAATTTCATCTGATACAATAAAAAGTGTAGAGGTGCCTGAGTACACAGTTAAAAATCTAGTAAATGAAGATGGTACTAAAAGACTAGCTTCAACTAATGGTAATCAAATATTTCTAAACCCTGTTGAATCTATAGAAGAGTTCTTTAATTATGTTACTGGTAAACAAGGTGGTCAAACATCTAAACAAAAAGAACAAGTAATATTGGCTTTAGAAAAAGAAGGTTATACAGTAGACCAAATGAGAAACATTCTAGATACTAAGAAGAAAGTAAATACTTTTTTAGTTTTTCATGAGCAAGATCATATAGATAACAATGATAAAGATGTCTATTGGAAAAATGGGAAAGACTTGCTGACTCAAGATAAAATAGATATTGAAGTTAGAGCTACAGTTGTTGCTTTGAAAAAGGTTCAAGAAATGCAGGCTGGTACAGAACAAACTGAATTAGATACTTCAGAAAATCAAGTATCAGAAACACCGTTAACAAATGAACTAATGGGTCAATTAAAGTTTGCATTAGATTTTGAATCTAAATATAACACTTTAATAAACTTTTGGGACAACAATGTACAAGGTAAACCTGAAATGAGAAGTAAGCTAAGAGCTCAAAATATATTATCTTTACAGGATATGATTGATGCATTTAATAATTCAAGTTTTGAAGAGACAGGTGTAGATCCACAAGATCAATTTTTAGAAAAGTTAGGTTGTTTATAAACATAGAAATAAGATATAATAGTTATGGCTACATGTCCAAATAAAAACGCAGCAGAATACAAAGCTTTACAAGCAGTGTATAAAACAGAATTAAAGACAAATGATGTCATTAATAGCTGGCAACGTGTTAATAATACAGATGTAATACCTACAACGGTAGAGGCAAATAGATATGTAAAAAACCAAAAAACAGTTTATGCATTAAAGCAAAAAGCATTTGGTGAAAGTCTTTTGAATAATTTACGTAGAGAAAAAATTATACATCAGTATCAGGGTACTTATTTTATTAATAACTCCAATCAGCAGACTAGAGAGTATGATGAAGTATTTCTGCAAAAAAACTATGACAAACTACAAAGGTATTTAGAAATAAATAATATTCCTTTAGATTCTATATCACTAACAAGAACACCTAAAACATTTAAAGTAGCTGTCAAGAATGATATATTCACACCTCAAGATATTTTAACAAAGTCTAGATCTTGGGATACAAATAGATCAAGGGCTGTTGTTACACATTTAATGAGGATGTTTCCCCAGATAAAAGTAAAAATGCTATCAGTAGCAGATGCTAAAGCTGTATATGATACTATCCCAAAGTGGAAAAAAACATCTGCAAATTTTTCTGAAGTTAATTCATTTTATGTTGATGGTGTAGCATACTTAATTAGAGGAAGAGTAACTGATGAAACTGCTATAGAAGAAATGCTTCACCCATTTATAGATGCAATTAAAGTAGATAATGCAGAGCTTTTTAATGGTTTACTAGCTGAAGCAAAAAGAAACTTTCCTCAAATGGTTCAGGAAATTACAGATGCATATAATAGTGACAGAAGATTTACTCAGGTTGAAAGAGATTTAGAAATTGTAACACAAGCATTAACAAGACATTTCAAACAAGAATATGAAACTAAGCCAACTCAAACATTCTTAAATAGAATAAACCAAGCATTGGAGTGGTTTATGAATGTAATTAAAGACTTGCAAAACTACATTACAGGTGCAGCTTTACCAGTAACTGCAATAAACAGCAGTACAAACTTTAGTACTCTAGCCAAACTTCTTAATACAGAGGGTATAAGGTTTAATCTTGAAAGTAGAGCTAATGGTAAAGTTAGGTATGCTTTAACTCCAAAAAAACAAAAAATAGTAGATGCTACATTAAAAGTGTCTAATGGATTGCAGCAAGAAATAATTAAAAAAATGTTTCAGGTTGCAACGTCAACTAAAGAAGAAGTTGACTCTTTATCTGTTAATATTAATGTAGCAGAGCAAGGAGATGACATAGTAATACTAAATGAAAAAGATCATACATACTATAACTTAGCTACAGGAGAAATATATGAATCTGTTACTACTGCTATAAAAGGTAAAATGCCTAAGTCAAAGCAAGTAGAAAATCAAATTAACCTTGATATTGGTAATGATGTAGATGCATTATTAGATGCGTTGGTGTCTTTTGAATCTTTTGAAAGTGCTATTCCAAACATGCAAGTTTTAAATGCTGAGCAGGCGGAGGAAGTATATAAAAGATTAAAAGATGAGCTGTCACAAATAATTCCTAAGTCAACAGTACTTATATCACAAGTAGTAGTATTTGATCCTGCAACTAAGATTGCCGGTACTGCAGATTTAATTGCAATTGATGAAAATGGAAACATAAAGATTATTGATTTAAAAACCAGTAAGAATTCCATATACAAAAAAACTGTTAAAGATTCATTTGTTAGTGGTATACCAGGTAGATCAGAAGTATTTCAGTATGAAACTAAAGAGTGGGATATTTTACCATCTACAGAAGATGTAATAGAAGATTTAGAAGATAATAATGTAAAGAAGGAAGACGGTAATAAATATTCTAAAGAGCAAATAAAGAATAGGAAAGAAGAACTTGCACCTACACTTTATAAAAAAGCAGGAGTTACAAAGCTTTCTACAAGAGGTCAGCATAACTTACAAGTAAACATGTATAAACGTATGTTTGAAAACATGGGTTATAAAGTTTTAGGTAATGAAAATGGTGCGGCAACCTTCCATATGTTAGCAGATATAAGTGGAAAAGGTAAGGATCAAGTATTTAATGGTGGTATAAAGTATGATGGTTTATATCAACACAAGGCAACAGAAGAACAAGATAAGGTAGACAAATTAATACCTGCTGATAATAGCACGGCTGCTGCTAAAAAATTAGAAGAACTTACAAAAGACAATGAAAATCTTGCTTACGTAGGTAAAGATGAAGATATAGAGCAAGTAGAAAATAATATCCCAGAAGAAAACTATCCTGAGTATAATACAATCTTTGGTGCATTAGAAGGTTTTGCAGCTGGTCTTCTTAATAAGCAACAAGCTCTTGAAACTATTGCTAGTAAAACCTTCACTACTCAAAATAAAGAATTAACACGTGATGAGATTGCAAGAGCTGTTGCTTTAATACGTATGAATTTAGGGGCCGGTTCAGATGCTAGATCACAGACTTACACAGCAATGTTGAGGTATGGGTTAAAAGAAATAAGACAATTTAAAGATTATGTTGAAGATCCAAATAATGTTACAAAGCCTGAGTATATAACTTTTGTTTTAAATTTTAACAGATTTATTGCCACATATGAAAGCTTATATTCAATTGCAGAATCTAGTGAATTAAATGCTACACAAAGATCTTTAGTTCTACAAATGCAAATTGAAGTTAATAAACTTGTAGGAACAGAAAACACTGAAGGTATAATTAATCAAGCATACACTGATTTTGTAAAAGAGACGGTTAGATTAAGATCAGATAAAAATTTTGGTGCAGAAAACAGCTTGTTTACTGAGGAAGATCTTGATCAGTTGATGAAAAGAGTAGAAGACATAAGCACTATAGAATTGCTTACTAAAGATATGGCTACTCAGAAAGATACTTTGATGGCTGTTATGGATAAAATCTATAAAAGACAAAAGCAAATACTCTTAGATAAAATAGCACAACGTGAAGATCTAATAAGGAAGTCAGGTAATAAACTATTAAAGCTTTCTCAAGGTAGTGATAAAAATAAGATTTATGACTTTATGCTTGAGTATGATAAAGATGGTAAATTCACTGGCTTCTATACTAAATCAATTGGTCAAAAGTATTATGAAAAATCTCAAGAGCTTTATTCTGAACTAAGTGATGCTAATGGTACGCCTTATGAGTATCACAAAATATACAACATTGAAGATGCTACAGAAAAGCAACTACAAGAAAATATTGACTTAGCAAATAAAAAGAGAGCTTATAGTGATTTTTATAAAGCAGAGGATACATCAGTAGATATAGATGCAAACGGTAATCTTCCGGGTGGTAAGTATCACAGATTTACTCAAGAATTTATAGAAGTAAGAAGAAAGAATGAGACTTATGTTTATAATGAGAAAACAGGCTATGGAGAATGGATGAGAAAAGCTGGAGTAAGTAATGCTCAATGGTCAGAGTATCAAGCAAAGTATTACAAGTTCAATCCTTATACAAAAGCATTAAGAAAGAATGGTGTACCTATTGGTACTATACTTGAAGATCAAGTTTTTCCTGCACCTAAAGAACAATATGTTGAAGCAAGAGAGATTACATCAGAGGGTGAGGATATGCGTAGTGAAAAATATAAAGCTTTGTATGATCCAACAAAAACTGATGCATTAACAATGGCTCAGAGAGAGTTCTATGAACTTTATGTAAGATTTTATGAAGAAGAGTTATTAAAAAAATTACCTCAGAATACTAAAGATAGAATGGCAGGTAGAGTACCTGTGGTTAAAAATGAATTAATTAGTAAACTAAAAGGAGAGGGTCCATTGTTTAGTAAGCTTTATGCTAATACTATTAGAGGGTTTAAAAACTTTACTGAGCAAACAGCTACAGAAAAAAATGTTTTACTTGATGAGCAAGGTAATTTTGTAAATGGCTTACCAATCATGTATACTGGTAGTACTAAGATAGATGGTCAACTAGAAGAAGTTGAATCTCAGATACGTGCTTTAAAAGATGAATACAAGAAAGGTAAAATATCAAGAACCAACTATAATACAAAAGTAGCTAAGCTAAATGCAAACGCAGCTAGCCTAAGAAATCAACCTTCTCTAGGTGAAGTAAGCACTGACTTGGCAAGTAGTTTAATTAAGTTTAGTGCAATGGCTGAGCATTATGAAGTAATGGGTGAGATAGAAGACACTCTTACTGCTTTTGTAAAGGTTATAGAAAACAGAGAGTATGATCCTTCTCCAGATACATCAACCAAATTCTTTGGGCGTGCTGTTGATGGAGTTATGAAAGGTGTTGGATACACTAAAGAAACTAAAGGTGCATCCAATGTAGCAAAGAGAGCAAGAAAATACATGTCTATGATTTTCTATGATAATGAGCTTGTAACAAAAGGGATGGCTAATAAAATAGCTGATAACTTAGTTGCTGCATCTTCTCTTACATATGTAGCATTTAACCCACTAGGTAACTTCAATAACTACGTTATGGGTAGGTTAAATAATAATATAGAGATGCTTGGTGGTAGATACTTTAGTAAGAAGAACTTTTTACGTGCTGGGAAAGAATATAATCTGCAGGCATTGCAATCAGGTATATTTAAAAGACTTGGTACTGCAACACTAGATCTTGCAGATATTGCAACTCTAGGTAAAGCAGGGTTAAAAGTCTCTAACTATGATCCAGATAAAGCCAATAACAAATATGAAGGTTTTGTAGAAGAGTTTAGAATGATGGATCCTTCTACTGATATACGTGAATCTGGTAGAGATAATGATGGTAAAACTGTTTGGGAAAGATTTAAAGCCTGGGGTTATGTTTTACAGGATGCTGCAGAATATAATGTACAAACAAGAGTTGGTATATCAATGCTTATGGACACCATAATAGAAAACTCTAAGACTGGTGAATCATTATCTTTTTATGATGCTCACAGCTTTAATCAAGAAACACATAAACTTGAGTTAAAAGAAGGCTATGATACAATAGTAACTAAAGATGGTAACAAAATTAAATACACTGATGAGTTTAGATATGACATTAGAAATAAGATACGTGAAGTAAACAAACAAATTCATGGTAACTATGCCAAGGAGGACAAAATGGTTCTTCAAAGTTACACTTTAGGTAACCTAGCAGCACAGTTCAAGAAATGGGTTGCTCCTGCAATAAGGTCAAGATTTCAAAGAGAATACTTTGATGAGAACTTAGGCCATATGGAAGGAAGATATAGATCATTCTGGAAATTTTTAGCTTACACAAAGCAACAAATCTTTTTAGGTAATAGAGATTTTAGAAAATACTCTGATGGTTTCTTAGAAGAATATGGTTTTACTGGTAAAGGTGGTAATAGAGATCAGTTTGCTGTAAATAAACTTAAAGGTTTTTATAGAACCATGGGTGAAGCAGGTATCATATTAACTGTTATGGCAATGAACTTATTATTTGATGGTTTATTAAGTGGAGATGATGATGATAGTGATGCAATGATAAAACTAAAACATGCTTTAAAGAAGCAAGGTAGTAGAACCTATCAAGAACTTGTTGCTTTTGTACCAGTATCACCTGCTGGTTGGGAACAATTGTTTGGTATGATAGAGAGTCCAATAGCAACCACAAAGGTTTTAGGTGAAATGACTGAAGCATTCACACAAACTATATTTACTCCAGCTGCAATGTTATATTATAGTGATAAAGAGTTTTATTCAAACTCAGACTATGTATATCAAAATAGACCTAGAAGAGGTCAGCTTAAGTTAGCTAAAGAGTGGAAAGATGTTATTCCAATTTTATATACAATACAAAAATGGGACAACTTAATTAAAGAGCAAGAGTACAGTATTAAGTACTAAAATAAAACCCCGGTGTAATTGCCGGGGTTTCTTTTTATTCTGCATGATATAGTGAGTCTATAAAGATACGTCTTTCACGTTCATCCCTTATAGAATCTTGTTTGGTATAGATGATTGTGTCTTGACCATCTACGTACCAGTCTATCACGTTAGGGTCTTTATCCGGTTTATACTCCGATTTGCAACCTAGGCAAACCAAGAGTAATAACACACTAACCTTCACAACTAGAACACTCTAATATATTACGAGCAAAGTCTTGAGCACTACTCTTACTAAACTGATAGTACAAAGTCTTTACACCTTCTTCCCAAGCATACATGTAAAGCTTATTAATATCTTTAGCTGATACTGACGGGTCAATCATTAAGTTTAATGACTGTGACTGGTCAATGTACTTTTGTCTTTGTGCTGCTTGAAGTACGAGCTCTTTTGGAGATATCTCAACAAAAGACTTGAACACTGCTTTAGTAGGGAAATCTAAGTGTTGCACACTACCATCTTTCTTTAGGATAGACTTCCAAGTCTTGTCTGTATTTAGACCATAGGTTTCAAGTTCCTCTTCTAAGAAGGGATTCTTGTAAATAGTCTTAGACTTAGCAAGATCCTTAATAAAGTAGTTAGACTTAATAGGCTCTATACCCATAGACACGGCACCGTGGATAAATGAACTAGACTTAGTAGGAGCAATAGCCATAAGAGTGGTGTTAGCATATCCTTCTCTAAGAGAAGTGTATCCATACTCATTATGCAATTCTCTAGAAGCAATCTCACTTCTATCTTTAAGTGTTCTAAAAATTTCACTGTTCAATCCTTTAGCTTGCAATGAGTCAAACTCAAGAAGCTTTGATTGAAACAAAGAGTGATATCCTAACACACCAAGACCAATTGCTCTATGCTTCTCAGCAAAGTTAAACGCTCTCTTCATGCCCGGCATAGTCTCAGACTTAATAATGAATTCATCCATTACTGCATTTAAGAAATACACATATGTTTCAATTGCATCAGTTTCTTTTATCTGGTCCCAATGTAATAGGTTAATAGAACCTAAGCAACATACAAAAGAATTATAACTATCAGTAGGAAGCTGGATCTCTGAACATAAATTAGATGCTGTGATATCCATTCCAAGTTCTTTATAAGGAGAATTGTTATTGGAGTTATCCTTAAACATAATATAAGGAAATCCAAACTCACTCCTGTTCTGAATGATCTTAGCCCATACTTTACGTTTAGCTTTATCTCCTTCCTTCATTTCATTCATCCATTGATCAGTAACTGTAACACCATACTGTAAATTTTGTATAGGATTACCCTCTGTACCAATATCTAAGAACTCTAAGATATCCGCATGCTCAACTGGTAGGTATACTGCACAAGCACCACGTCTGGCCTCAGACTGCTTGCAAACGTCCACTACAGTATCATATATCTTAGCGTAGTGCACTGGACCATCAGCAAAACCACCTGTAGATATTTCAGTTCCTCTTGCTCTAATGTTGCCAATAAAAGCACTTGTACCTCCGCCATATTTACTCATCATTCCAATTTCACGGCCTGCATTTAATATGCTATCTAAGTTATCATCAACATTAGATCCGTAGCAGCTTATAGGTAAACCTTTTTGTTTACCAAAGTTAATCCATACAGGAGTAGACAAAGAGTAAAATCCTCTTGCCATATAATCCTCAAACTTTTCTGCAAAGCCTTTTATATTCAAATACTTTTCTGCTTTAATAGCAATGTCTTTGATTCTTTGTTCAGGGCTTTCTGATATATACCCTCTTGATAAAAATGTGCGGCTGTCTTCATTCAGCCAGTAGTATTTATTATATTCCATATTGTTTTAGTTTTTATTTCCGTTTTGTTTCCAATCAATCCAAAAGCCTATAGCCACCATTAAGTGTAAAAAAATAGACAGTGCATATTCATAAAAGTTATGCCAAGTAGCAAAATGCAAATGTACATGACCAATTATCCAAAAAGGTATAGCCATTTGCTGACTATACCATATAAGAAAAAATTTTATAAACTTCATCTCTCTTTGGTGTTAAAGGTTAAAAAAGATCATCTTCTGTAATAGACTTACTTTTTTTATTATAATCAACACTCTTCTTATAAAAGAAATCTCCTTCTTTAGTGCCAGTAATTTCTATATCAAACCATTCTACTGCTTTCAATATTTCCTGATTTACCTCAAAGATGGGCTTCATACCTATCTTATCTAAAGAGTTGTTGAATCTGTTTCTTATAAAATGTTGTATTGTTTCTTTAGGTAGAAAACTAAGTTCTCCTTTCTCAAAGATCCAATCAAGTATACCACACTCTGCACTATAAGCTTTCATGCATGCAGAGTAGATCAAATCTTCAAATTCTTTATCAAACCATTCTGGATTTTCTCTTTTGATTATATTAATAATCTCAGCACCAAAATTACCATGTATCTCCTCTTCTTTACTGGTGGCCTCAACAACATTAGATATACCTTTAAGTACATTCTTTTCTTTGTTAAAGCTCATCATAATTAAGAACTGACTAAATAGACTTACGTGCTCTATAAATAAAGAGAATAATAATACAGACTTAGTATACATTTTATTGTCTCTAGAACGTGTACCATCTAGGTACTTTTTTAAGTACTTAAGTCTACCTTCTATTGCAGGCACTTCAACCACTGATTGAAACTCTTTTTCTAAACCTAAGATTCTCAACAGTCTAGCATAAGCATCTTTGTGCCTAACTTCTGATTCAGCAAATGTAAATCCTACATCACCAATCTCAGTAATAGGCATTCTTTTATATAGATCACCCCAAAAAGTTTTTACATTAACTTCTATCTGGGCAATTGCTAACATAGTTTTTTTAATAACATCCCTTTCTGCTGATGTGATAGTTACTTTAAAATCTTGTATGTCTTCTGTAAAATTAAACTCAGTATCAATCCAATATGAATGTCTAATAGCATCTTTGTATGCTAGCAATTGAGGATACTCATAAGGTAATATGTTTTGTCTTGGTAAGAAAATGTTTTTATTCATATGATTATTTTTTAATGTGGAAAAAAAAACTGCATCCCTTTTGAGAGATACAGCTCTTGTTCAATTTAAGAAATATAACTGTAAATATAAAATTATTGAGTCATATTAGCAAAAGAAATTGTGAAAAATATAAGACCAAACTCTACTCCAAGTACTGGACGATAGATGTCATCTTCACATAAGACTTCACAGTTTACTATTTTAATGCCTAATAGTGTTTCTGTAGGAAGAAACTCTATAGCTAGTTTATTTTTAAAAATTAAAGGATTTACTTTTTTCATAAAATTAGAATTTGTATATTAAGTATATACCATTATTGCAAAGATATATATTTTATTATGAGCCATTGGAAAAAAATTAAGAATTTATTTTGGTACTCTGACAGTGAGCCAACTGAATTGCTTATATCTTTCTGCTATATATTGGCTCTTCCAGCATGTATGATACAAGAATTCAGCAACCCTAATATTATTTTTATAATAGGGGGTGTTCTCATAGGTTTATTTCAGTTGTGGTCAGTTTTATATAATGTAGTAACAAAAAATTGTTTAAGTTATAGACTTCTTGCCACAAAGCTCTCATCAATATTAGCCGTTATAGTTGTAGTTAATCTATATATAGAAGGTGTAATGAGAGGAACCAATATTGAGTGGATAATCATTATGCTTTTTGCTTTTTGGAATACAATAAGATTGTTTAAAGAAAAAATAGAAAGAGAATAATGGATCCTGTAGTACAAATAGTTATAACAATAATAGGGGTCTTAGGCTCTGGTGCAATCTGGAAATATCTTGAAGCAAGGTTAAGAGTGAATTCAGATGAAAAAAAATTAGAATTACAAAACAATGATGGCGTGCAATATAGAGACGATTTAAAAAACAGAGTTAGAAACCTTGAGGCAATGCTAGCTAACTCAAGCAATGAGAAAGACACGCTTAGACAGCAAGTACTAGACTTAGTAGCTGAAGTTAATACATTAAGAGTTAAAGTTGAGTTTCTTGAAAAAGAGAACCAACGTTTAAAGAATAAGTAAACTTTAAATATTTGGAAAAGTTTCTTAAATTTTGTATATTATAGTATATAGTAACTTAAATATTTAACATGATAAAAAGATTTTTTTATTTAGTATGGACAAGCAGTCTCCAAGATATATGGAGATACTTGTGGTCTTTAACATCAATAGATGAGAAGACTGTTGCAGTTGTTAAAGAAACAAAGAAAAGAACCAAGGCTGTTAAAAAGGCTATTAAAGGAAAAAAATAACATGGGTGATTGGACATTAGAAATAGCATTCCATTGGCCTCATAACAGATTAGCTCTGGGATGGGAAACTATAATGCCTGATGAAGAGTACAATTATAGTACTATAAAAGTCTATTTATTATTTGTAACACTCACTTTAGATTTTTAAACTATGAAAAAGATAAATGTAAAAACACAAAAGGGATTAGTTGCTTTAAAAAAGAAAGCTCCTGAAGTTGTTAAAGATATGGGTTATTTCAAATTAGGTGGTGGCACTCATAATACATTTAGTGGTTTACCTAAAAAACAAATTGGTGGTACATCTCCTGAGTTGATGCCAACAACAGAGAATAAAAACAATGCTGTAGATAGTATTAAGAAAAATTCTTTTGTAAGATAATGAATATTTTAACTGACATATTAAGTTTATTTAAACGCAAGAAATTTGTTAAAGAAGCTAAAGCTAATGATGTATTAGTTTTAGGTCTTAATGAAGAACCTGACATGACGGGTGTTGCATCTCCAATTCCTTATAAAAGTGTAAGGTTAATAAAGGTGAAAGATTTGGTTGTAAAAGGTGAAGCATGTGAATATAATAATGTAGTCAATGGTACAGGTACTAAACCTTCTTATGTATATAGAGATACTACAGAAGATCCATGCTCAGTTAATTTACGTTCAATTGCAGCTACTGGTAATTATATTAGTGTATTAACAAATAATAATGAAATTGAAATTTCTACAACTGCTGAACCAAATAGAGCAGCAAATGTAGGTAGAGGAACTGGTGTATTTAGAGATAAAACAGGAGCTTTATTAAACTTCAAATCTCTTGTTGGTGGTGGTGATGTTACTATAAGTGACGATGGTGATACAATACAAATTACTTCAACCGGTGGTGGTGGTGGAGTAACTAGCATTATTGCAGGTGACGGTATCTCTGTTAATAGATCAACAGGTGATGTAACTGTAACAGCTACAACTGCTCCTCCAACTTTATATGCAGCCGGGTTAACACAATTTAATAATAATGCACCAACCTTGAATGTATTTGCTAATTCAATTAATAGAATTGTAACAGCTACATATGTAGATGTTGGTGTATATCAATTTGAATTTAGTGTACCAGTTAATATTAATAGAACAGCAATAAAGTGTTCATTAACAGGACAATCTCATCCGTTTTTGTTTAACGTTTCTAATCAAACATCAAACGGATTTAGAATATATACATATATTGTTGATGAGACAGGCGCAACTGTTCTTAAGGATGGTATATTATTTAAGACACCATTAGAAATTATTGTTTACCCAGAAGAACCATAAGCTATGAGTGATAAAAAACCCAAAAAGAAGTTTAAAGATACTAAAGTAGGACAGTTCCTTACAAAGAAGGTTCCAAGTATATTAGGTATTGCAGGAGAATTACTTCCTGATGCAGGCGTTTTAGGTATGGTTAAATCTTTAATAGAAAAAGAACCAGCTTTATCTCCAGTAGATAAAGAGACTGCTTTAAAGTTATTAGAGCAAGATATGGTTGAAATGCAAGAAGTAAGCAAGCGTTGGGTCAGTGACATGAGTTCTGATTCTTGGCTTAGTAAAAATACAAGACCAATGACTTTGATATTTTTAACTATATCAATGGTAATATTTATGTTGTTGGACAGTTCTGAAATTGACTTTAAGGTAGACTCAGTATGGGTAGACTTATTAAAGTCATTATTAATAACAGTCTATGTAGCTTACTTTGGTTCAAGGGGAGCTGAGAAATTTAAAACAATTAGTAATAAAAATAAAAATTAGAAATTATGTCAAGAAGTAATAAAGTAGGACCCAAGTATGGTAATGGTGGTTCAACAATGCAAAGCACAGATAAATATACATATGGTGGTGGATTTACAATGGGTGCTGGAGACGGAGATATGACTCCGGGTAAAGCAGGAATGAGAGCAATGGCCAAAGGTGGTGGCTTAATGGGCTTCATGGAAGGTGGAGATGTTACACAACCAGGTTCAATGGACTACTACAAAATGGGTGGTGGCAAAGGTAAATGCTGCGGCAAATAATAATTAACTTTTAAAAATATAACTATGAAACAAGGACAGCAATGTATATGTGGTGAAACACAAAACTCAGAAGGTTTATGTGACGGATCACATGCTTCATGTAAATAAACAAATTATGGCAAAGACAAATAAAGTAGAAAATGGATATTTTGATCCAACCTCTATACCGGCAAAGATACAAGCAAAAAAGAATGCAACTGCTACAGCAACTAGAATGAGGTTGGCAGCACGTGGTTCTCAAGCAAAACAAGTATCTACTAGAGCAACAGAACCAGTACAATCAGAAGCTTTTAAAAAAGGATATTGTAAATAAATTATAAAATGGCATTAATTCCACAACAACAAATAACTCAATCTGGTCTAGTTCCAGCATATACTGCTGCATTATTAGCAGGAAATGTTTTACAGAATACAGGAATACAGTACTTTCATATTAGAAATGAGAGTGCTTCTTCAGTTACAGCAACAGTAGTCCCTGTAATAACAACTGTAATAGATCCGGGACTGGGGGAACTTGTAAAGGAAAATGCTGTCTTAACTTTAGCTGCAGGTGAAGCTGGTTTCCTAGGGCCTTTTGAAACAAAAGCATTTAACAGTCCAGAAGGACAAATAACACTAACTTACACTTCTGTAACATCAGTTACAGTAGCGGCATTATATATTTAAATTATGAGCATATTTATACAAGAGGTATTAGGCCTTTTAACAAGAAAAGAAATCAAGAAAGAAATTAATCCTAAAACAGATTGGTTACAACTTGGTCACAAAAAACAAAGTAAATTAACTGGTACATCCTTTACACCAAAAATGGAACCTTATGCTATTAAAGCACAAGATTTTATTTGTACGGTGACTAAAGGGTTAACTAGAACTATACAAGGATCAGGAAAAATAGGTTTTGTTCCTGTATATACTGAAACAGATGGAGTATGTAGTCTAAAAGCATTAAAAGATAGTATCATAACTCAAGATCTTGCCAATCAAACAATTTCTGTAAATGGAAATCTTCTTGTTAAAGGTGATACATCATTAAATGGAAATGTCAGATTAGGAACTGGTGGTATAGGTTTTAAAACATCTTTTGAATCAGTAGTTGTAGATGTTAATGGTCAACAGGGTCAACCAAATCAAGTTCTTATTGCTCAACCAGATGGTACCGTAATATGGAAAGACCAAGCCGGTGGTGGTACTTGTGTATGGCAAGTTGGTGGTGATAATGGTTTTGTTGTAGATTGTAGTGATGTAGTTTTATTTATAGGTGGTGATAAGCTTACTGCATTTCCAAATGCTGCTAATAAAAGTGTTACATTCAATCATGATAAAACGGTTGTTAATGTAGTTTCTCAAAATGTTGATCCAGGTTTTGGGGATTCTTTTGATGCTGTCTTTGAAGTAAGAGTAGATGATTATGGTCATGTAGATGGAATTACTACAAGTAAAATTACTTTACCTGAAGAAACTACTTATACTCTAAAAGGAGAAATATCAGGCACAGATGATTATGCTATATCCTTATCAGATTCAAATGGAGGAACAAGTGAGGTACTCTTAAAAGCAGGAACTAATATTACTTTACAAGATGACGGTAATGCTACAGTAACAATAAAAGCAGCAGGTGGAGGTTCACCAGTAATGACATCTACAGTTACCGGAACAGGTAAACTATGGAGTGATGTTGTACAAGCACAACCAGCAGCAGCTGTATCAGATACAGATCAAAGAACATATGGAGTTCAATTTAATGATGCATCACAACTTGTTGTTAATGTACCATGGGTTGAAGGATCAGGTTCTGTTGTAGTTGGTAACCCAGGTAATCCTACAATAGATTTAACTTCTATAAGTATAGATGGTACTGTTTATGGTATTGCATCAGGCGGTGGAGGATCAGTAACCAGTGTTGGTTTAGCTGCACCTTCAGCATTCACTGTAACTAATAGTCCTGTAACAAGCAATGGAACATTAACTCTTGCAGGTGCAGGAGCAACAACAGATTATATAGATGGGACAGGTGCTTTACAAGCTTTTCCTTCTATTCCAAGTGTACCAGCAAATATAGTTGAGACAGTAGATACACAAAATGGTACATACATTGATATGACACCAACAGGTGCTGTAGATGGAGATGTTGTTGTAACAGCAGAATTATCAGCAGTAGACGGAGCAGATACTTCAGGTAGATTCTTAAGTAAAGATAACGTATGGTCAGCAATTCCTGGAGGTAATGCAGGAACTGTAACTAGTGTTGGCTTAAGTACAGATATTGCAGCATTCACAGTTGGAAGTTCTCCTGTAACAGATAATGGTGTAATAGAACTAAACCGTAATGGAGGAACTGCAGGTCAGTTTTTAAGACAAGATGGTAATTGGGCAGATATTCCTTCAGGAGGAACAGTAACTGCTCTTTCAACAGAAGTAACTCCAGTTGTAGCAGATTCAATTGACTTTACTGTAGCTGATCCAACAACAACGCCTAAATTAACTATAGACTTTAAAGGAGTAGCTGGACAGTATATAAATGGAGAAGGTCAATTAGAAACATTCCCTACTATCCCACCGGCATCAGAAGATGTTAAGTTTAAAATTGATGCAGCAGATACTGTAGCAGGATATTGGACTGATAAAATAACAATAGGTTCAGGTTTATCAGGTTCAGTTAATACAGATCCAAGTGGTGAAAAAACATTAACAATAAGTGCTGTATCAGTTACTACAGTAAATAGTATTAAGGTAGGAAACACTACTACTTCTGGAGCGTTTGAGTTTACAGGACCGGGTGTTACAATGGATACTAATCCAAATCCTCAACTAATTACTTTTGCAAGTGTATTATCATTAGGAGCAACAACAGCAGGTGATGCATTAGATGTTGCAGTAACAAATGATAGTAGTAATACAGGAGATAGTACACTAGACTTTACTTGGGCAGGATCTGCATCTGAGTATATAAACGGTCAAGGTAACTTAGTTACTTTCCCAGCAATAACAACAGGTACTGTTGAATCAATAAGCACATCATGGCCAAGCGGTGCAAATGTAGCAATGACTTTAACAGAAGTAAATTTATCTGGACCAGATGTACAGCTAAATTGGAATGTTCAAGGTACTACAGCACAATACATAGATGGTACTTTTAAACTACAAACATTCCCAACAATACCAGCAGAATATACTGGTTGGAGTTTAGTTGGAGATTTAGGAAGTGCACAACAAATAAAAACAGGTAATACTGCATTAATAGCAGGTGGTGTTGGTTTAACATCAACAGCAAGTGCAACAGATACATTAACTATTGATTTAGATGACACAGCAGTAACTCCAGGTGCATATAGTAATGCAGATGTAACTGTAGATCAGCAAGGTAGAATTATAAGTATCCAAGATGGAGCAAGCTCAGCAAGACCTTATAAATCATATGTTGCTAACTTCTCAATTGTTAATAATGTTGTGGCTGTTAATATACTAGAAGATGAGCTTCAAGTACAAACTAATTGGTCTGATGACAGCCTTGGTAAAATATCTATATCATTCCGTCAAAATTTTGACAAGAAAAGAGTTATGGTGTTCATTAATGGAATGAGTGGTGAAAAAGGAGGCGGTGGTCAAATATTCTTTGACGATGTAATTTCTGGAGTATCAGAGTTAACAGTGAATTGTGTACATCAAATAGTTAGCAGTGGTGCTATGACAAATGCAAATGTTGATTTTGGAAGTTTTGAATTTAGATTATATGACTAAGAATTTATGATGAAGTTTAATTTTACTAAATTCTGAGTGAAGAGGGTAAGCAGAAATGTTTACCCTCTTTCTTTTTATTTACCCCATTTGTTTCTATTAATCAGCATAGATATTATTGAGTAGTTAGATAAATCAATCCATGAATCTTCTAGACTTTCATTTTTAGGATTACGGTTTGACTGTACAATATTCAGTATTCTTTGTATTTTGTCATTACTACGAAACCATATACCAAGCAAACTCAGCCTACGGTTTTCTTTTAACTCTGTATCTTTACCAAGAGTAATGTTTTGAGGCCCGTAGTCTAATTGCTTCATACAAAACAATGTGTATTGTTCCTGCTGTATCTCTTTAAACTCTTTTGTTGTTTCAGGATACAACATCTCACAAGATGCTACAGGATCCATAGTATCTTCTTGTGTGTCACTAAACGGGTGAGCAAATGGTTCTATTTTTTTATTCATCTTTAGTATATTTATTTTTACTTTGTCTAACATTGGTTTTTTCTATTAAATGTAAATGATATGCAAGCTCAGAAGTATTTTTAAGTTTATTGTAATACTTGTCAATACGCTGATCAAGCTTCCGTGATTTTTGTAAACCAAATACATTGGGCTTTGCCTTATATTCTAGTTCATCTAGTCTACCTTTTAAGTACTGTACTTCTAATAGTACGTGTAGTTCTTGTTCTGTCATGATCCTTCTGCAATTATAATGTAAATGTTATTCCAAATCAAAAAAGAAATTATAAATATTACAACCCAAGCTGCAAGACCTATCCAATTAGTATTATGCTTTTTCATAATTTTTAAAATGTTTATCAACTATCTTCCAATAATTTTCTAGTTTAACTGAGTTCATTCCGGCAACAAAACACAATATCATATCTAAATGTTTTTTACCATCTGTATATCCCATTTTTTTATGTATTCTTGCTGCTTCATCTTTATGATCTTTTTTCATACATATATATATAAAAATAGAAGGCCTAAGAGAAAATCTCTTAGTTGGTTGGCCTCCTATAATTAATAGTCTTCACTTCTACTGCTAATGTAAAAGCAAAAACAAGCTAACAATACTGCTATTACAAAATGCATTCATCAATTATAATGCTTTGCTTTTCTAGTTCTTCATCAATTTCAATTGTCTCTCCATTGATACCTACTAGCTCCCATTTTTCAGTATTAGTTGTTTGATTGTTTACAACATCAGACATCATAAAATCATGAAAGTTCTGAGAATCTTGTAACCAATCCCTTGGTGTAGATAGTTTTAATGCATGTGTTACGTGATTGTAAAAACTCCAAGCATTGTTATTATCTGTTAAGTAATCATAAGAAGGTTTATTAATCTCTTTCTTAATTATAGACATCTGTGAAGAAGTTACAATCTCTTCATCTATAAATAGTCTACCAACTAAAGCTGCTTGCTCTGTCTTACTTAACAATGTAGACTTTAATGCATCTCTATCTTTAAGAATGCGTGAATAATGAACTTCTCCATTCTTAATTTGATTGCTCAGCTGCATTTTAATATCATGACCTGCGGATCCTGTGTGTTTTCTTTTAAAGTTCATCATGTCTCCAGCTACCATACCATTGTTACATACCATAACATATGCACCAATTGCACACTGAAATCTTGTACTCTTATCATAAGAGTTTGTCCAGGCAAACATCATCCCTAATTCTCTTTCTTTAGAGATATCTTCATCAGTTGTCTGAGAAGGATAGATATGATATATGCCTTGTGCTACATTGGCATTCATGTTTGCTCTATATAATTCTTTACGAATAGTAAATCCACTATTCTCCAATAAATTTTTTGTGTCATCTATCACTTGTTTATGTGATATGACTGTATAACTCTTACCATGTTTAGGTAAAGGTTGACTTTCTAAATAATTCTGTGTTGTTTCTACTGCTCTTTTATAACGCATAGTTTAAACTTTTAAAGTGTAAATATAACTATTTTATATGGGATAACCAATTAAAATATATATCTGATTGTTTTTATAGAAAAATACTTTGAATAAATTTCTTTAAATTCAGATAACAACCTTCCTTTATGTTCTAAAGGATATCTCATAACTCCTGATTGATTCTTAATTTCATAAGATCTTCTCATCAACTCTCTTGCTTCTGGTGTTGTTTTAATCATTTGCTTAACATGATTAGTTAAAGCAATAACTTCACATTTATTTTCACCTGCTACATCTTTTACCATAGAAAAAAGATTATTATACTCTTCTTTCCAACCGGGGTAAAAAATTAAAGGGCTATAATTTAAATGTACTTCCCAGCCCAATTTCTTAAGCCTATTAATATCAGCTATACGGCTTACTATCTTTTGCATCTTAGGTTCTAATATATTAGAATACTTCTGAGGCATAAGACTTACACGTACCCGTGGTGGTTTATTAAAGTGATTTACATCTAACTTTAACAACCCTGGATACTTAGTGGCCATAGTACTATTAAGTTGTGGGTGATTATCAAACCTCTTAAGATAATCAATCAAAGGTTCAGGCATGTGTTTCTGCATCAGTACTAAATCTGAATTGCAGGCAACATCTACCATAGTATATATAGGGTCTTGTTGATCAGGGACTTTAGTAAATTCCTTTTCCCATTCAACAACAGACTCATAAATCTCATCAACGTTCTTGTTAACAAAAACTCTTTTACCATTATATCTAGACATATAACAATATGTATCTACACAGCCTCCAAAACACCCATATATGATGTTTGGAGCTATGCAATTACTACTATTATTATTTGTTTTGGTAATTAAAGTTTTGGTTTTCTGAACTTTAATCAACGGTCTTTAACAAATTGACCATTAACCATCCTACCTGTACGTTGTGAAATTACATTGTAAGCACTTTCTAAACATTTTTCTAAACTAATGTTTTGCATCTTAGCTTGAATAATCAAGGTAACCATAATATCACCCATAGCATCAATGATCTCTTCACGGTCTTTAACATTAATGGCCGTGCAAAGCTCAGTTGTTTCTTCTAATGTTTTCAGTGCTTGGGCCATTGGTGTAGCTTTAGCAAGAATACCTTTTTCCATAGCCCAGTTTTCTACTGCGCATTCTAATTCAAAATAATCCATATTGTTTAATTGTTTTTTAATAATTCTAATACTTCAGTCAATGATTCATGACGGTGGTTATCTTCTAGTACAACTTTATATACATGAAGAGAACTTGTAATCTTAGCAACTTCATTAATTGCAGAATAATTTTTGTCTTTTAAATCTATTTGTTGATTGTCTCCACAAAAGATCATCATTGAATCTTTACCTAGTCTACTTAAAGCCATTGAAAACTGAGAGCGTGTTAAGTTCTGAAACTCATCTACAATAACAACAGAGTGATCAAATGTCCTTCCTCTAAAATGAGATAAAGAAACCAATTCTATTTGTTCTTCAGATTCAAGCTTCTCTAAAAGCTCAGGTTTATTATAGACCTTACGCATATTAGATTTAATAGGTACCAACCAAGGTTCCATCTTTTCTTTTTCAGAGCCAGGTAAAAAACCATTATCTTCTGTTGCCACAGTAGGCCTAGTAATAATAATCTTATTGTATTGTCTCTTAAAAAATTGATCTAGTGCTATTTGGACAGCAAGTAGTGTTTTACCACTACCTGCGTTCCCATGTATAAAACTAAAAGGATGTTTAAGTATTTGTTCTTTTGCAACCTTTTGTTCTTCTGATAATGTAATACTAAATCTGATAGACCCTTTAGGTGGTCTCTTTGTTATATTTGTTTTTGCCATTAGAATAGTGTTAATTGATTTGGAGCAACATCAATAATATTATTAATCTCTTGCTCTATAGCTTCAAGATAATATTTTTTATCAATATCATAGTTTTCCCACTTAGGTTCTAATTGCATATCATTAAATATTGACTGCAACCATTTGCCAGCTTCTAACTGTATCTCTCTTTTATCTTTCTTGTTAACTTTAAGAATCTTTACACCGGATTTAGATATAAAATATCTATTAATCTTCTGTAATTTTTCTTCATCAAATATACCATTCTTTATTTGTCTAGCAACCTGTTGCCAATCACCTTTTGATTTTCCACCAATACAATAATCTAATATGTTTTTATTTGTATCAATATAATCTTCAGGTAACATATCATGAACAAAGTAATGATAGATTGCCTTTGGTATAACAAGTTTAGATTTATTCTTGTGCAACTGCAGGTTATGAAAATCAAATCTACCCTTAAGTTTTACCGGGGCAAAACTAAACTTATCATTCTCTACTTTAAATAAGTAATGAGGATTGTCAGTTTTTAGTTTTCTCCAAGTAGATATATCTACATCAACCCACTTATTAATACCAATGTAGTTGTTAACATCACCAATAACCATCTTCTGATATTCATCATGCTCTAAATTAAGATTGGTTTTCTTTTCCCATTCTTCACATATAAGCATGTACTCATCATAAAATGCCTTTGGTATTATAGTTTCTACACCATCTGTGTTTTGTAATAAAGCAATAGCACCCGGTATACGCTCCATAATTTGCTCATAAAGCATCATTAGGGATAGTTGACCATTGATTGTTATTCTCATACATAACTCAGGATCATAAAAGAAGCTATTTTCATCATTGCTAAGACCAAAAGTAGAATTAAGTATAATCTTATATACATAGTTCATTGGATTGCTCTTAGGAATCTTCTTACGCTCTTCAAAGAACCACTCATATTGATTACAGAATTCTTCTTTAGGGAAATGACCCGGAGACCACTTGTTTTTAATAGCCAGATTAGGATAAAAAGATGTTACATCAGAAGACATAATCATCATGTCATCATCCGGTTCATAAACACCTTTCTTTATAGCACCATGAACACCACCTAAACCAAAGTGTGTATTGACACCCTTATAGTTTATGTTGTATTTAAAACTACCCTTAAGACTACCTGCGTTAACTTCTAATGAAGCAAACCTATCAAACAATACCTTAAACTCTTGAGATGAGAAAGAAATGTATGGTAATATAATATCCTTAATCTTAATTGTATCCCTATAAGTTCTCATCTGTTTGAGATCTCTTTTAGGAATATTTAAGTTTCTAGATAAATAATATCCAAATATCTCTTTACTAATCCTAGGCTCTGAGGCACTAAACATGTTAATATTGTATGTACTTGTCAATTCTTTTCTTAAAGCTACTTGAGATCTTGATCTGTTATAGATTTCTTTTGTAGACTTAACATCATTAATGCAGTATTCAAGTATAGTGTCTAGATCTTTTTGAGTTCTGATTTCAGTTTCATGATGAATAGGCATATCTAATATATTCTGCCAATCCATACTATACTGAATCCATTTAAGACTAGAACGTTTAGCCGGGTTATCCCAATGGTGCATTTTAAATAAATCTATTTGACCTATTCTCATCTTCCATTGTGGATAATCACTAAACTCTTTATTGTTTGATTTCTGTATACATCTCTGTGCATACTTATAAATAATATTAGCAACTAGATGACCATCAAGACCTAAACCTTCTTCATCTTTCCATTTACTAACATTATCTAATATATAGTGAGTTACTTGCGCATCAAATGCTAATCCATTATAGGATATATGCCACTCTTTGTTTGTGATGTTGTCTTCTAGAAAGTTTATAAATTCTGTCTGATCATTTCTTAACCGTGATATTACAAATATCTTAGTCTCTGTAGTTTTATAATTTTCAAAAACACCAGTAAAACAATCATAAAGTGTTTCATAATCCATTACCCAATGTTTCATTCTTTTTCTTCTTTAAGTTTATCTTTAAATGTATGTAGAGTTCTTTCATTAATACCTAAAGCTTTAGCTGCACTTCTTACAGTTTTATGCTTTTTTAGAGCTAGAGTCATTAATCTCTCTTTCATTTGTAACAGTGTTTCCATCTTTATAATTTTTAAGTGCTACTACTTTAGCTTCTAATATTAAATCCATAATACTATCATAGATGCTTTCTACTGCTTCAGGAGATCCCTCACGCTCTAACTTTTTATCAATCTCTCTTTCATATAAGTCAACAGTCTTGATTACTTGTTTAATCTTCTGTTTAACTTGTTGTGTATGTATATACTGTAACCCATGTGCAAGTTCACCTATGCACTTAGTCATAGCAAATAGGATGTTTACATCCATTATTTCTTCATCTGTTAATTTAGCCATATAAATATATTAGAGCAAAAAAAAGCCCAAATTAATGGGCTCCTTTACATTATTTAATAAATAGAATAGGCTACTTATTGACCAGGCATGATAATTTTAGAAACTTTTGTTTCTTCAATATCTACAAAAAATTGTTTGTAATCATAAGAAGATGCATTGATTGCAAATATATTAATAAAGTCTTCAATGTCTTTTTTATCTGATAAATAAAATTCAGAAAAAGTATCCACTAATCTTCTTTCTTCTTTATGTGTTTTACCTGTTTGCTTATTAGGTGTCTTAAGTCTCATAGGTTGACCATCATCATCTAACTTAGGAACCATATGATAGGATTGTTTCATCACTTTACTGATGACTGCTAAAATGCCTGACGTAGGGTCAAACATAGCTTCTGTATAAGGTGAGTCATTACTGACTGGAATCATTGTAAATGATTTAGCATTTCTAAAACTAGAACTTACTAACATCATATTTTGTCCAATTTTTGACATATTGATTTTTTTTTATTTAGGCAAATATACATTACATTCTTTTAATAAAGAAAGAAATGCACCATTTTTATTAATAACTGTTTCTTTTATCAAGTCTGGCGGGCTGCATAATTCAAACACATCTTCTAAAAGTTCTACTTCAACATCTAGCTCATCAGCATAAAATTCATGAAATCCTTCTGGTGATAAAAATGCTTCAACAAAGTCTGAAGATTTAGAATCACTAAAGAAATCTATAATTATTACCTTAGAGTTTAAACTAAATTGAGAATATTTTCCTTTTAGAAATTTGTTAAAGTCACTTTTATAGCCTGAGAAATCAAAAACAAATAAATGTTTATTATCTCCCAGGTCTATATACTCATCAAATTTAGGATGGTTTCTTATGTATCTTTTACAGAACTTATCAAATGAATCACACATTTTAACTTTGTATTCACAAAGAAATTTGTAATCATCAAAAGAGTGCACATTATCCATAGCTATATAAGTTTGCTTTGGAACGTATGCCAATCCTTTCTTTAAATCCAATAAAGGATAAAGAAAGACCCTACTCTTCTGAAAATAATCTGTATACACAATACCCATACTATAATCTAACTTTTTCAATTAAGAAATTATAAGGTAAGCTATAATTTCTTTCATTATAATGGTATTCTGCAGCCTTAATTACATTACTAAAAGCTTGCGCCCATTTATTAAGTGTAGCATCTGTAACTTCAAAAGTATAAACTTGGTTATATTTATCTATAACAACAAACTTAAACTCAATCTTATACTCATCTACATTATCAATTGATTTACTTATATCTTCATAAACAAGTTTACAATAAATAGCAGCTTGAAGCCAGTAGTTATAAAACTCTACTGTATCATTAAAGTCAGCTATTGTTTTACCTGTAGTTTTAAGATCACATATAGTTATAAGCTTCTCATCATGATTAACTTTATAGTAATCTATGTAACCATGCAAACCAAAAGGCATTTTAGATAATGTACAACTCAGATATTTTTCTGCATGAGTTTCTATTGGGTCTAAATCAAAGTCTGTTGAAACTTCTTCAAATATTGCCATAACATCACTGTTACTTTTAATAAACTCTGCCTGCTCTGTACACTTTAATAAAGTATCTTGATCTACAACATCAACGTTTTTGTTAGATAAGAATTCCCAATAAGGTTCAAACTCATCTTTTATAATCTTAACAATACGTTGCTCATCTGTTTTTAGAGACTGATACAAATTCATTTCTTTGAGTGAATCCAATACTATTTCAGATGGGACATCAAATAACTTTTCTGCATCAGTATATAAAGACATGTTCTTTAAAACCTTTCTAACACTATCTGATGGTGCTTTACCAGGTACAATACTAAACTTGTTCTCAACGTTTTCAGGTTCAAACACCAAACAATGTACAAGCTTGCCTTCTACTAAATGTTTATCTGTTCTAACCTCACGGTCATTTAAAATATAGTCCTTATAAAATAAGGATGGTGAAAATAAAAGTTTATTTAAAGAAGAGTAGCTAAACTTAAATTTATCATTTGAGTAAAACTGCTCTTCTTTTTCAATGTTTCTATTCATTAATTGAGTTATTATATTTTTCCTTTAATACAAGATGTTCTAAATCAACTTTAAATACTTCAGCTCCTGGTCCTACCATTGCATTTAAGCATTTATTGAGAAATAAAGATCTGGTATTGTCAACAGCAAATTTAGTTAATTTTCTATCTTCTGTCAAAGCCATGATGTATCTATTATAAGAATAAACATTATTAGTATCATGACCACCTTCATATGATTTTAACCGTGACCTCATAGCTTTTACATTTACTGTATTCCAATTATTAGTAGCTTTCATCCAATCATAGTGCCACCAATACAAACTAGATACTACATTAAATGATTTTTCTATATTAGAATTAGCTAGCATTTCAAGAGCCAATGTTCTATTTTCTATATCATTACTTGTAATCATCTGTTCTATGGTACCGTATTGATCATCTTCAATAATTGCTAAATCTTCATCAATTATTTCAGTTATTGCAGTATCAAATACAACAGTAGCTACAGAATTAACAACTCTATCATAATCTTTAACTTTACCTTTTTCAATCATAACTACTCTAGATCCTAGATTTGCTGCTTCATGAAAAGGTTCTGTAATCTTAAGAAATTGGTCTCTCCATAACTGAACATTATTACTACTATTATAGTAGTGTTGATTAAAAGCAACAATAGAGTTTTGATCCATTCCAGATAGTTTTTCTCTAAGCTGATTAAGAGCTCCATCAGTAAACATACCTTTCTCTTTTGCTATAATACAAACTCTAACGAAGTCTCTGTAATCTAAAAATTTATTACTATACCAATTGTATGTGAATAAAGATTCTAAAAACTTATATGACACTACATGTATGTCTGCCTTATCACTATTCCTAGTAATTTTACAATCAAACCTTTCCTTTAACAAATCAAACTTTTGTCTTGGTAAGTTTAATTTAGGATATCTATAAATCTTTACATCTTGTAAGCTAATAACAGATGGTTGCTGTTTACCAGTAACTATGTTATGTAACCCAAAATTTGCAAGATCATCACCTGATAAATGATAGTTATCACTACTACCAACATACAGTTCATCTGTTAGTTCTATATCAAATGCTCCAGATGTTAGTTCAACGTTTTTGTTGACTGTAACATCATCTCTCTTTAAATTAAAATTATATATTTTTTTAGTCATTTTTTAAATATTTTTGATATTCTTTTTTTACAGCTACTTTAAAAGTATAAAGATCCCTGTTATGAATGCTTATTTCTTTTCTTACTATAGGTTCTAAATATCTGAAACTTGTTTTACATAACAATTCTCTCTCTTCTAACCAAAGTATCATGTCCTGAGCACTCTTTCTTTCAAAATCAAGAAATCCAGATTCTTTTAACCAATACTGTAGATCTTTATCTCTGTTATCTGCATATGTTATACTACTACAGTCTTGTGAAAATTGCCATAATAAATGATAATTTTTTTTATAATCTATAGTAGGAACAATTTTAAGAGCTAAGGCCTTATCATCACCATAAGCCTTTAATTGCGCTTTTAAATCATTAAACAGACCTTCATCAAGAGTCATTTTAGTAGCAGATGCATGTAACACAGTCTCAGGATCAATAACACTAACATGTGTGGTATCAATTATATGAGCCAAGTTTATAGCCATACCAGTAAGCATCCAGGTATCATATAGACTATCATTTATATCTATATCATAATATCTTACATTGTCTGTAATCTTAGGTGTAATAATACATTCTAAACCAGAATCTGAGACTTTTTTTAGGACACCTGTTTTTGTTGCATCTCCCATTGTAGTTTCATAATTCCATATCTTATTCATCATTATAGTAGACGGGATATTTTCCGCATTCTGTAATGTATGAGTAGAAATATCCTCATGCCCAATTATAAGATCTGCTAATTCATAATCATTTGTAACAGTTATACCGTGCTCTTTAAGAGCAGCCTTTAATCTATCTTGTGATACATTACACTTAGGTAGTATAAAAGCTTTCTTTTTGGTTCTAAAAGTTTGGTCATCTTCTGTGGGGACCGTTAATATACTGTGTATTTTTTCATATGTTGTTTGATCTTGAGTACATAATACTTTATTACAGTCTGTATTAGAGAGGACACCATAAACGGTGTCACTCTCCAATGCAAAGTAATTTAAAGCATCAGTATCAAAATCTTGATATACTGATTTATTTGCCATTTTATTTCATTGTCATTTTAACAATCTCAGGGATCATCATTAATTTATTGAACTTTTGTTTATTACCACTAAATATTGATCTTACAATCAAATATTTTAAGTCATTAGTAAAATAGTCTTCAGTACATAGTGTCTTTAGTCTATCTGTATTCTTTTGACTTACGGTATTTTCTTTAGAATACACAACAGCATAATTTGCTAAACGTGTAGCTAATGTAGATGCTATATCAGCACGGTAATTATCATCCTTACCAATACAACTTCTAAGTTCACCTAAAATATATTGCTGATTATCATGTGTCAACAAATCTTTTGGTGTTACAAGCTTATCAAGTTTATTATTAATGAAGGTTGTGAACATTGATGCAAAAGCATCACCTACACTACCCTCACCAATCATTTGAATCATGCTGAGGTTATCTTCAAAATTATCAAAACTTGATATAGCATTAAAGAATGTAGTAATAGATCTTGCATTTGTTTCTTGAGTTACTAACTCAGGATTCAATAACAAAAAGTTAATACATCTAGAATCTACACCTGCTTCTTCTGCCCATTGAGCCCATACATTAACATCAAACTTAAGATTTGCGGTTACATATCTAGTCTTCTGTGCACTATCTACACTGTTAACCATATAATCTCCGTTATCCGGGTTAGCTGTTAATATAATATGCCAATCCTGTGGTAGTGTCCATGAAATATAAGACTGTCTGTCAATCAATTCCATACAAGCTTGAATAAAACGTACATCAGCACGGTTCCAGTCATCTAGTAATAAGATACCACCTGATTTTTTATCAGCAATCCACTCTGGTGGACAATAAGACATTCTGTTCTTACCAGTCATTTTGTATCCATTTTTTAGATACTCTTGTACAGCAAGTTCATCAACCCATAAACCAACTTTTTTGGTTTTTGCTTGAGGCATCTTTGCCAGAGATGATGATGCAGCAGCTCTTTGTGCAGCAGTATAAGATATGTCATTTTTATTTTCTGAAACTTTTGTCTCTTTATACATTTGGAATTGTCTAACTGGGAAACCTACTAAGTCACCTAGCTCTTCTATCTGTGCTAAGTTTAACTTAACAAAGTTTAAATCATTCTCTTTAGCTAGTTCAACAATGGTTGACGTTTTACCAATACCTGATTCACCAACAACCTCAACAGATACAGATTGCTTACCTTCTTTTTGTAAGAATCTGTTGTTTGTGATTATGTGGTTTACAAATCCTTTTAGTTCTGTAGCATTTAAATTTACTTGACCCATTTTTACTTTTTTAATTTAATTTAGTTTTATCTTTTGTCCTGGTAATTCATCATTTATCTCTGATATACTGCTATGTACCCATAGGGTATTTTTTGGACAGTCATCAGGAGAATATGCTTCACCGTCTGTTAAATATATAAGAGCTGTATAAACTCCTTTCTTTTCATTATAGTGATCAATTACTGGTTGGAAGCTTGTTCCACCACGACCATGTATTTCCCAATCTTTTTTAGGATTGAATTCTTTTACACTTTTAAGCTGTGTATCACACTGTGCAACTGTAATCTTATGACCAGTTTTATGCATATGTGCTAACTCAGAGAAGAATTCTTTTAGTTCTTCTGTATTTACAGATCCTGATGTATCAACACCAACAAGTATGTGATTCTTAAACTTTATCTTTAAACCTGGATTCTCAGAATAACGTTTATTATACTTACGTCTCATTTTTCTAGTGTAAACTATACTTGAATTACCAACAAACCTTCTTAAGTAAGCTTTCCAATTAAACTTTGCAGGTTCAACATGCATTAACTTGTGAATTAGTTCTGCTAACTCTCCTGGCACACTACCTTGCTTTTTAAGAGTTTCTTGTGTTGCTTCCTTAAGCTGATGATCAACCTGTTTTTGTACAAGCTTTTTATCTGCTTCAGATAAATCATCAAATTCATTCCATGTACCATGACAATATTGTGATTCACCATTCATTTCATCCATTAGATTATCTAATGAAGGAGAACTCCCATCTTGCTGCGCTTGTTCCAAAAGTTTATAATATTCTTTTGTTCCTGCTTTAGTAGGAAGATTTAATTCAGGAAAACTTGAGAGTAATAAACCACCTTCAGGTAATTTACTTTCCAGTATGTACTGGTTGATCTCTAAATCAGCAGCTATGTTAAATAACTTATGATTAGAATATAGATCTCTCATTACTAAGTGCCCAAATGCAATGTGTAATAGCTCATGCTTTACCAAACCATACCTATGATCTTCACTTAAGTTTAAGTAAAAATCAGGATTGATTGTTAACTGCATGCCAATACCGTGTTTACTAACACCTGCTGTAGGTATTTTATCACTGTATTGTTTATTTATACCAATTAAAAAAAGCCCGTAAAAGGGCTCTTCAAATATTAAACTTTTAGTTGTCCGTGCAACTATATCTTGTATGTTCATCATATCTATATAATTTTATCTAATATTTTTTTATAAGTTTCTTCATTATATGTACCACCAATATCAATAAGTATACATTTTATTGTAAGAGAACCTAAAGAATATTTAATGTTTCTACTTTTCAAAAACAATTTTCTTGCATCATAATGCAAAGCTTTAGCAAATAGCTTATCAGTTATATATTTATCTTGTAACTCTAAACTATTATAACAATGCATTCCTAAATCAAAATCAACAGGTAGGCCATTAAGTAATCTTAAAATATTAAAGAAATCACTTTTCTTTATTACATTCATCAGTTAATATTTCTATCCATACTCCAGGATTCTGTTTATCATATGTATATTGAATAAATACAGGAAGAATAAACTCTGCATTATCATCCTCAATCCAACCCGCTTTAACCATATCATCTTGAACTGTTTGTGCAGGATTGATGTAATCAAATTTATGTTTGGTACCCCTTACAAATGTAAAAGATATCTTAGCCGGCAAAGTACATTTAGATAATTCTGCTTTAAACTCTTCAGCATACTTTTCATAGTATTCTTTAGTAAGCTTTCTATAGTTAACTACTGTCTTACTAGCTATAAAGTATTTACCCGTCCATCTTCTTCCATTTTTACTGGAAGGTACGGAACCTGGTATCCACCATTTTTTTGGTTTTTTCATATTATTTATTAAGTGTTTGCTTTAGTAATGGTTTTAATGCTTCATGTAACTTATCAAAGCCATGTTTTTCCATAGCATCTGATATGTCTTTGCATATAGTTAAGTAACATCCTTGAATATTATATGCATTTGCATATCTTTCAATTGCTTTAAAACCTGCTTCATCATTATCAAACAATGTAATAACCTTTTTATACTTTTTTTTAAAGTTTTGTATAATGTGAGGTTTAATTATAGTATTCTCTGAGTCTGGTGCTACAACTTCAACGTTATAACCCATACTTTTTAAACACATTGCATCTTTTAATGATGAACATATTACTAAATAAGGTTTCTCATATTTCAATTGATCTAGTCCCTGAAGATAAGTATTAACTTTATGAAATCTATGTTTACTCTTGGGTTGATATATTTTATATACTTCTCCATGTTTATTAAAGTAACCATAAATTCTTGGTGCCTGTATTTTCAATGTATTAATGTGGCCATCTTCTTGCTTTATGAGATTATAATACTCAATTGGCTTGACATTATACAAATCCAACATAGACATACCTATCCTATAGGATAACCAGTAATCTGCATCTAATTGATTCCAAGGTCTGTGTTTTATAAAATCCACTTCCCATTTAGATACAGGTTTAAATTCAATTTTAGCTTTACCATTCTGCTTGACATATATATTATAGTCAGATATAATTTTCATTACAGCTTTAGTATAACCAATATTAAACATAAGTTTTACTAAGTCAACTTTATTACCATTATTACCAGTTGAGAAGTCTTTAAATTTATATTGACTTATTCTTGGGTCAACATAAACACAAAAGCTTGGTGTTTTCTCATTAGGATTAAATACTGAATGTATTTTTATATCCTGTCCTGTTAAGGTTTCTGATAAATTTAAATAATATTGAAACACCCAATAACTTGGTATATCATCTATTTCTAATACTAAATTTTTAGTGTTAAACATATTAATCAAATTGAAAAAAAAAGGGGGCATTACACCCCCTCTAATTTTAGGTTAATTTCTGACTACAGATCAAAGTCACTTGCTGATGAAGTTGTTGGCTCAAAGCTTGTTGTTGCTGGAGCATCTGTTTTAACAACTTTTCTTAAGTGAAGAGGATTGTTAGAATCAAATGTAATTAATTTAGATGACTCTACATCAAGTGCTTCTATTGGCACATTACCTTTACTCATTTTTGGTAGAAACAAATCATTGTTAATATAACCTTCTTTGTTTTCCCATTCACGTGCTGCAAGGCATACGTTTACAAAACCTGAATTAGAAAAGATACCATTACATGCACTCATGAATTCTTCAATTGTGTTTGCACTAATCTTATCTAGATCCGCTCTTTTGTTTAGAGTTTCAGCTAAAAATACCATAGCTTTCATAACTTCATTGTCACGGCTAATCTCATTACCATTAGGAAGAATAGTATCTTTATATGCATAAGGGCTAAACCTTACTCTACCTACTTGACCTGAATAACGTGGTCCATTAGGATTATTTTGATCTACTAAAAATCCTTGAAATTCACCTGTTACAGGCTCACTTTCTACATGCAATGTAATGTTATATGCATTTGCATCATATGGTGTTTGATCAAAAGTAACAGAGTTAATCTTTACTTTTTGGTTACCTGTTCCAATAACTGGTTTTTCTTTGCCTGATCCGGCTGTCATTCCTTGTGTGTTAAACATAATTTTTACTTTTTAATTATTGATTTTTAAATAAATTACTCTTCATATTTTTTAATGCAGTCTTTTACATACTGCAGGTTGTTTGGGATGAAGAAGTCTTCAAACATACCTTGTGGTGATTTACATGTGTTCTCTCCATTGTTTTGAGTTTCAAAACCATATTCAAGTTCACCATCATCATTTTTATTTACCTTTCCAAATAGAACTATAGAAAACAGACCTTCCAAAGTTAGTGTGTTATCTATCATTTTACCAATGGTTTTTGCTTTAATTTTTCTATTACCATTGATATCAGTTGAATCTTCAGAATGAGTTAAAAATATTACAGTTAAGTCATCCCTTAGATCTTTAGGCATTTTAGCTACTGTAGCTAAGTTTGCTGCAATCTGGGTAAACTTATCATAACCTTTCTCATTAGCTCTATCAAAGTATTCAAAAGAACTCATATACTGCCAATCATCAATAACTAATGTTTTGATCTTTGGCATTTTTTGATCTACATGTGTAATTGCCTTCATTATTCCAGCTGCTGATGAAGAAGAAGCCAAATTACCTTTTGGATTTTCTTTATTGATTGCTGTATAATTAGATTTCCAACCTTTAAAAGGTAGTGGTTTGTTTGCAATGTTAATTATAAATGTTTCATCAGGATCTAAGTGTCTAATTGATGTTGATTTACCTGTACCTGAATCTGCTATTATTAATATGCTGTTTGCCATTATTTATTTTTTTAATATTTTAATTAATTGTTGAAGTGAATTGTTTATCTCATTTAGTTTACCTGCTATTAGATTTTCATCATTGTTAGATGGTTTATCATCCGGGTTAGGTAACTCTGCAAAGTCTAGATCTAATTTACCTCTACTTGTTACATCATTAATAACCTTAAGTTCACTTGCAGGAACTAAATGTCTTTGGAAACCTGAGTTACTTGTAATCATCTCATACTCTTCTCTCCAGTGTGGATTAAATTTCAGAAGGTACAAAGTTCTCTTAGGATCTTCTGAGTCATAGTTTATACTTACAAACTCTGTATAAATGTCTTGACTCTTTTCCATCTCACTAGGAAAGAAACTTACATGTAAGTCATCTTTACCTGGTGGTCTATATGCCATCTTAGGTATAAACAGTGCATTTAAATTACCAATAGTTTGAAAGTAATCTTCATGCTCTTCTTTTAATTTATTTACTTTTTGTTTACGTTGTTCTGGTGTTATTCCCATTTTTTTACTTTTTAATTTGTTATCTGCGTTCTTGTTGACCAGGGGTTTGCATTTCTTCAATCTGCATTTGTTCAAACTTTGCTTTAAAGAAACTCATTCTTGCATCACCATTTCTTGCTTTCAAAAAGTGTAATACCAAAGTTCTATCATTTTCTATAATATATCTATCTGGCCCATAGAACCTAATCTTTTGTTTAGCAGGACGGTTTATACCAATAAGCATATCTGCATGTTGTAACATAGCATCTGAACCAAATATATCTGACTCAAGAATATAATTACCATACTTACCATCTATTGCTCTATCTGGATTATCAATATTTCTATTAAGTTGTGATAGTGAAATAAACAAACATGGATAATCTCTCTTACATTGTGTAAAAAACTCACCTAATTCAAATAACATATCTAATGTGTTATTCTGATAAGGTGCTCTCTTTACAAGCATTGTATGATCCAATGTTATAATAGTTTTTTTACCTTTATGCTTGTTCATGTACATATCAATTTGCTCACGCATTTGATTTACAGTCATAGGTGTTGAAACTATATCTACCGGATGCTTAACTCTTTCCTTAGCATACTGATGACATGTATTCAATACATCAGAAGTAAGTATACTACCAGCACTACATAATTCTTTATATGTTTTACCAGTAATAGAACTAAACTCTCTAATAGCTGATGTTCTACCAACCATCTCAAACTGAAATTCTAATACTCTAAAATCATCATCTGGATTTAATGCAAAAGATTCTCTTATAATCTGATCTTTAATAAGTGTTTTACCTGAACCAGGTCTACCACCAATTACAGTTAGAGTATTCCATTCTAAACCATCAGTAGCAGCATCATTAAATTTAGGCCACGGTGTATATATAGACTTTTCAGTCCCATTTTGTCTACCTTGCATGTATTTTAATGCTTCATTGAATGCGGAATATTGCCCCACCCATCCTTCTGTTGATTTAGCCATTCTCTATTGTATATATAATACTTGTTACATTATCTATGCTTGAATTACATGATTTAGTGTCTGGTTCCCATTCACCATCTCTTAGCATTTGAAAATCTTCAAGTACAAGGTTTAATTTATTTAATACTTCTGCTTGTTCTTCTACTGTCATACTACTTTTTCTTTAAATGTTTGTTGTTCTGTGTCTATACCATCTCTGATCATATCACAATAATCAGCTAATGTAGAAGACTTAACTTTATGTTTGTCTTGCTTACATATAAAATATTGACTTGTCTGCATATACATATATTCTGCATCTCTGTACTCATTCACATACATTCTTGTAGCTTCAAATACTTGATCCCATGTATAATCATATGTCTCAAACAACCATCTAAAAGAACTTGATAACATTTTTACGTTGACTCTTGCAGGTTTACCACTAGGCAATCTTTGATTTGGAAATATTTCCCTATAGGTATTTATTTTATCAGCAAAGTCTTTACCCATAAGTTGGATGTTTGTTTTCTTTTTTGCTTTTATAAAATAATTATCTAAGTGTGCTATAAAGACTTTTGCATCTGCTGTTAATTTATATGATTCATTATCAAATGTAACATATCCATTATCAACTAATGCTTTTTTGTCATCTTCTGAAATCTTAGGTAAAGCTATCTTTAGTTTCATACCAAATAATATAGCTGCCTGATTTGGACTAAGTTTGTTTTTGTATATTATTTGGAATAATTCCCACATAAGTATTTATTAGTTTATTAACTTTATCAAATGCATTCATATAACTTTTATCTTTTATATAAAGCATATCATCAACGCTGTTTCTACTGTGCACTACACTTGAATGATCACGTTTAATATATTTACCTACAGCATGGCAAGTATATCTCATAGTATGACCTATATGACAGTAAATCTTTCTGAACATTACCAAGTCTTTTGTTCTGTTTAATTCAGAAAGCTTATTGATATTTTGTAGTTCAGGATAAAGCGTATGCATAACAGTTATACATGCTTTATGTATTTGTTGAAGTGTTGGCCTGTACTCTCCTTCATTGTGTAATTTTTGAAATACAATGATCTCAATTCCATACTGTCTGAGCATAGTTTCTTTGAACTTAACTATGTCATTATCAAGCCTATTGTGTTGATTATTAGTCATTTATGTTTATTATCTAGTTTACAAATTTAAGGAAATTTTACCAGTCTATCAAAGTTTTACCTTGTTTATTTAGTTCTATGTTAGTCTTGTTAAACACGTCATTTGAATCCCAAACACCACCTCTATATGCAGCTGATGCAGGATGTGTACACTTAAGTATCTTTTGATTAGATATTAGTCTTTCCCATGCTTCTGCTTTTTTACCCATTAATATGAAAACAATATCTTTATTGTCTTGATTAATCTTACTAAACAAATGTTCAGTAAAAGGTTTCCAATTCCAAAAATGAGACCCTATTTTATTTACTTCAACTGTAAGAGCTGTATTAATTAATAATACGCCTTGGTTAGCCCAACATCTTAAATCAGTATGATCCGTATCAATTGCTTTATTAATATATTGTAAAGACTTTTCTACTTTATCTTTTTTACTACAACTAAATGCTAAACCATCAGCTGATCCTAATTGAGGATAAGGATCTTGTCCTACTATAACAACTTTTAGATCATCATATTTACATTCCTTAAATGCATTAAAAATGTCTTTAAACTTTGGAGTAAATCTTTTACCCTGTTCAACTAAACTTACTAATGAATCTGTTAGATCATCATAAAGTTTACTATCTATGTAAGGAAATAATACATCTGCCCAACCTGAGCTTTCTATATCTTTTTTTAAATTGTCTTTTAGAATTATAAGGTTTTTTTCCATATTTCTTTCAATTTTTGTGTATATTTGTATATAAATCTTTTATTATGTCTGAAGAAAATCAAAATTTAGAATCAACTGTTACTTATGACTTTTCAAAAGTTATAACAGGTATTACTGTATCAACTGCATATATTTCCGGTATTTCTAGAATCTTAACTGACATGGTAACAGACTATCCAAATCCAGCAGGACTACCTAAACTATTTAAAAAGTTTGGTACTATAATGCAATTAGAAGATGGACAAGAAATCTCTGATGAAACAAGAGAAAATATTAAACTTGATATAAATGAATCTAATATTTATACATTGTTTTCTTTACTTCAACTTCTAAGATTTTTAGCAAAAGAACAAGGTCTTGAACTTTTAACTGAGACTACTGCTACCAAAGATGATCTAAAAGATCTTGCTGATTTAGTTACAGCAGGTAAATCTACAGCAGATAAAATCAAAGAGATTAACAGTAAGATGAAAATAGTTAAATAACTATCTTAAATTCATACCGTTAAACTCTCCAATTTCTATACATGATTGTATAGCTAAATTAAGTTCATCTTTATCACAATCTGCAAAAGATTTACAATACTCTTGTCCATCTCTAACAAAGCATAATCCACATGCTCTTTTTACTTCCATCTTTGCTTCTATAAATGTGTAGCCAATTTCTTGTGCTATTTCTCTAATCATTGCATGTACACGTGCTAACTGTGGGTTACTACCCTTATCACCACCTACACCAATAAATATTTCTAAATTAGAGTCATCAGGTAAACTACCTAACCATTTATTAAATCTGGTTTGAACTGCTTTCTTTGGAAAATACAACTCTCCATTCTTAATTGAAGCTTTTATATATAAGTTATCTTTCATCCTGATATAACATTACCTATTGCACATGTTATTGATACTACTAAAAATATTAGTAGAGTCCAAAAACATCCTTTGTATATATTTGATTGTTTTTCAGGTGATCTACCTTGGTTACTTCTGTACTGTCTTATTTTTTTTTCTTTTTTCATATAAACATGTGTTCATCTTGGTTAGTATTATTACTGTTGTCTTCTGGTTGGTCTAATTGAGTTTCTGGTTCTTTTGGGTCATCTGTTTTCACGTGATAAGTTTTAATTATAAAATTTAGTTATTGATTCACTTGTAAGTGTATATAAAGGTGCTTTTAAACCTGCTTTCTTTAATCCGTCATTCACCCATGTGTTACAGGTGTAATACCAACGGTAGTTGTCTTTACCATAATAATAATTTGGCATATATTCTGAATTATAATGTGATTCATCTACATGCTTTTTAATTATTTGGTATTGTTTTTCAGAACACTTAACTGTTTTCCAATTAAAAGAGTCAAAATAGAAAGTCTTCTGTACACGTACTAAAGTAGAAGGGTCAGTAATCAAAGTTCTATATAATTTTCCTATAGTTAAACTATCAAAAGTATCTACTTCTGTAAAGAATACTTTAGATCCCCAACCATATAACTTAAAAACTCCATCTTCTCTTAATACTATATCTACATGTGCACCATTATCAGATAAATAAAATTCACGTTCTGATGATTCACTGTAAGATCCAGTAGGTATATAGTGTGCTGCAAACATTATTAGTATAAGAACTAATGATGATACACCACAAATTTTTAATATGTCTTTTATTGCCTTTTTAAAATTCATGAGCATCTAAAATTTCTTGTTCAAAATCTTCATCTATGAGATTCATGACATCAATATTAACGAAGTTACCTGTTCTATCAAGACCACTATACCATACATGAGTTATATCTGCTGATGGTCCATAACCTGGTGTTCCTGGATCTCCATTAGAATCATAATATTGATCTGGTTCTCCTGGGTCATAGGTGTACTCAATTGTAACTGATTCACCTGTTTGTGTTATAAGTTCTATTTCCATATTACATAAATCTTAGTGCTCCTCCATCAACGTAAACAAACTCTTGCCCACACTCAGTGCACTTAGCATTTGATTCATTACGTAATAAAGAAACTTTGTGACAATTAGGACAAGGAGTTTCTCCTTCTTCTATGTATTCTTCTATTGCTTTTCTAGCATAGCTGTGTATCATAGAGTCATGAACACCTTTATAAAAAGTGTTGTCTGCTTCCATTTCATTTTGTTGCTCAATAAAGAGCTCTTTCATTCTTCCCATAGTTTACTTTTTTTGACTGTCCATCCAGCATCTACTGCTGCAATAACTTTCATACTCTGAAAGCTTACCACATTGTAGACACTTATGAACTTTATTAGTTTTAGTTTCTGTCTTTTTATCATCCATCCAACTCCATTCTTGAATACTCATCTTAGTTTTTTAAAGGATTGTAAAATTTAATTTTAGAATTGTCAAAATCTTTCAAAGCATTGGTGACCCATGTCTCATCTTGTGTACCTGTATAACATAGTATATGACATACTGCTGTTTCAGATGGATTAAGTCTTAGCAATCTACCTATTCTTTGTGAAGATTTTCTCTCATTACCATATGCATGCATAATAATACCTTGTTTAAGGTTTGGAATTGTAACACCTTCTGATAATTGTAACACGCATGATAACTTATCAATTCTACCATCAGAGAATAATTCTAGATTCTCTTCTGATTTTGCATTACCAGAGTGATAACTATGCTTGCATAACTTATCTGCTTGTTTTTGTGTGTTAGCAAATATAATGCACTTACTACCTAAGTTAGAAGTTAATGATTTAACATAATCTTCTTTAGTAGAATAATCCATCAATGCTTTCATTCTCATGATTGCAGCAAATTGTCTTTGCTTTGGTGTATTGGCATCTGCATAACGCTTTGTAGAATAACCATAATCCAAAAATTCTGATGTCCACCAAAAACCTCCATTTTTATTCTTCTTCTTTAATGTCTTAAGTTTAGACAACTGTAGTTGATGAACAAAAATTTTATAGTTGTTTAGTATTTTAGAATCTGTTGCATCATCTACACTAAATGTAAACTTGATAGGGCAATACTTTTTAACCATTCTACCTTTTACAGAATCAGCACGCTTTGGTGGTGTACCTGTTAAACCTAATATTTTACCTGTAAATACAGACAAAAATGGCTCATGTGATTCTAATAAGCTATGACATTCATCTAAATAAACTATATCATAGTCATTTGGATTCTGTTTGTTTATAGATAAATATGTTGTAAACGTTATATGTTTAACTAAACCTTCTAAGTTCATTTTATCTAATTCATCAATCCAAGACTGGGCTACTGAATGTTTTGGTATTACTACCAATGCTTTTATGAAAGGATTATAGTTTCTTTGTAAGTGTTGTATAGCAATTCTTGTCTTACCTACACCCATAGATATGCCTAAACCACATCTTTTATGTTGTGCAGCTATAGATAATGCATCTGCTTGTACTATTTCTCTTTTAGTCATAATTATTACATGAATTTTTTAATTTTTTAGATTTATAAAGGTGCACCCTACAGGACTTGAACCTGTGACCTTTTCATTATGAGTGAATTGCTCTAACCAACTGAGCTAAGAGTGCTGGTAGCCGGAGTGGGATTTGAACCCACACGGACATTGCTGTCCAAAGGATTTTAAGTCCTTCATGTCTACCAATTTCATCATCCGGCCAACAGTGATCCCACAAGGACTTGAACCTTGAACCTACAGCTTAGAAGGCTGTTGCTCTATCCAATTGAGCTATAGGACCTGATGATCAAATTTAAATCCTCTTTTCAGAAAAACCTAATTCTATAGCCTCTTTTGGATGTTCTTCTATCCACATGTGACATGACCTGCATGATGATAGCCAAGTGCTAACCTTTAAATGATATTCTCCACGTCCTTTCTTATGATGTACATCTGTAGAATGTAACGTGCAATTGTGCAAAGCTGCTTGACATATTGGATTCTCTTCAAGAAACTTACGTCTAAGTTTACTGTAAGCTAACTCAATAACTTGCATTTTCTTTGACTTTTGCTTAATGGGTTTTCTCATTAAAGGTTTAGCATCTGAACTCTTACTTTTGTACCAGCAACTTTTGCAATAACGGCTTCCTTTATCATTTTTCCAGATAAACTGTTCCGTATTGCAATTGTTACATAGTTTCTTTTTTTGTTGAATCATGCTTTCAACTTTTTCTGATTGTCATTTGGACTTAAAGTTAAGTAATTTGCTGGTAATAAACCCTTTGACATGAATAAAAGTATCACATCTTCATATACTATACCTAAATCTTTAAAAGACATTGTGTTATTATAGTCTTCTAAATACTCATCAACCGGTATAGATATCAAGAATTCAACTGATTTACCTTTAAATGTTCTTTTAAAGTAGTTGTTGATCTTTTTACTGCAAATCATTTGTTTCCAGGCATTAATTTCCCTTTGACCTCTTCTCCAAACTTTAGAGATTCTTCTTTTCTTATCCCAATGTAATTTTTCAACCTCAGCTTTATCATACACGTTTAACCCATGTAACACTCTCTTAAACAAGAAGTGTTGGTATGAATTTAACTTGGTATACTCAAAGTTGTTAATAATTGTAGGTGGATGTAACTGATATTCATCAAGTATTCCATAATAGTGGTAACGTTGAAGTCTTTTACTTAGGAGATCTTTACTTTCATTTTGTTTTAGTTGTTTTAATTGTTCTTGAGATAGCATACATATAGTTTTAATTTTTATTTAATATAATTCTAGATTTAATAATAAAAAAAGGGACTATCACACTATTTCTAGTGGTCAAGTCCCTTTTCAGTCATCCTTCAGAGATGTTTATTTAGAGTTCAAATGTCTCTTCTTCTTCTACTACTAATTCTTCTGCTTTCTCATCAACAATTTCATCTTCTACTTTTTCTTCTGATGAGTCAAATCCAAATGCCTCAGCTGTTGTAGCTTTCTTTGGTTTTTTCTCTAAGTTAAATGAAGTTGAAGCGTTTGCTTCTTTTATTGCAGCACCATTATTATGAGCTAACAATACATCCTCCGCTGTTGCATCAGCAACAAAAAAGGTTTTCCTATAAATAGGTTCTCCATCAACACAACAGATAATACCTGTATCACCTGCATACTTTAGGTCTCTATCAGGATCATTAGTTGAAAATGCATCAAATTGTTCTTTGATGATGATTTTACCTGGTAATGTTGTCATAGATTCTAAACCAATAGATTGTAGATCTTCTAATTTACCATGTAATAATGTACTTATGTTTGATTTCTTAACCCAACCTCCATTACCAAAGGTAACTCTGTCTTGTTGTAATCTTACATAACCGTACTCTGAACTTGTGCTTGATTGGCGGATAACATTTCCCATGTCATCAGCAATGATGTTTACTTTACTTTGCATAATTTTTGCTTTTTAAAATTTAATAAAATGTGTGAATGATTCTGTCTATCTTTTAGACATCATCTGGATGAAAATACGGGTCCTCCAATTTCTCTGAACTATCTATCTCATCTAAAGATCTAGAATCTTCAATGATCCTTTCAGGATCTTCATCAGGTTCTTTCTCTTGTGTTCCAGAAAATTGATTGTAAAAAGGATTACCCACTTCTTTGGTATATACTCCACCTAAACCATTGAGGTCATTTATCTCATCATCTGATAAAGATAAATATTGCTCAACTGAACATTCTATTATGCGTCCATTAGGTAACTGTATTATCATTTTATTTGCTAAGTAAGTTTAACAAAAATATGATAATTTATGTATCTAATATAACATAATAAGGATGTCTTTTATTATTAGGAGTAAAAAGTCTGCATATATATAGCTAACAGGTTATTTTATTATTAGCTTTCTACCTACTCTTTTAATATAATCTTGGTCTTTCAGTTCTTTTATCAGTCTCTTTGTGGTTCTTTGACTTATATTTAAGTCATCCGCTAATGTTGATATAGAAGGAAAACAAGATCTTTGTTTGTTTGCATAACATGCTAAAACTGAGTATAGTGCTTTAGCTTTTATTGATAAGTCTGGTGACAATATAACCTCACGGCTAACTACACCAAATCTATAATTCTGTGACATGTTTAGACATGATGATCAATAAAGCAAAGTTATGATCTACTTCATTACTTAGTTCATCATCTCTCATACCGTATCTATCATTCATCATCTTACCAAAAGGTATTGACCTATCACTCTTTAACCACTTGTTATACTCACTGGTTAATAATTCACTAGTTATTGTTGCCATGTCTTGATTTTAAATTGATATTTCATTGATATCAGTTCCATTAATTTCACTGAATAATTCTGTTTGAACTACTTTATTAAAGAAAGGGATAGTCTTTTTATCTACTACCTCAATGTCAAATGTATTAATTTTTACTGACTCTTCTTTTATAACCTGGTTCTCTACATCATAATAATAAAGCATTACCTCCATATCTATATGATACGGATCAAACCCATCACTCCATGAACCATCTGATTTAATTCTACCATAGACATAACCATCCATAGTACCAAGACCTTTATCAATTAGGACATCCCATTCAAAGTGTGAACCTGCATGATAGTTTGGTGGTTTTACTTTAACAATATCACCTATCTCTAAAGTTTTAATTTCTTTATAAGATAAAACACTGTTTAAAACAAAACTCATATGTGCGTCACTTAATCCTTCATTAAGGATATTCATGATATGCACAATATTTTCAGGATTAGACAACTTTGATTTGTTGATTATCCCATATATAATTTCTTTAGTTGTTTTTTCTGATATTACGTATGTTGTACTTGTTCTTCCCATTGATTTAATTTTAATAAACATAGTGGGCCAATACTAATGATTGAACCCACTATGTTAGGTTACCACTAACCATATATGCTGTGTATTTCCCTAGCCTTACTACCTAGTAATAATATATATAATAATACTGGTGTTGTTAGGGTGTCAGGTGTGGCACTTTTAATTTGTTAAACTTGTTGTTTTATCTCCAATGACACAAATGGGATAAATATAATTACAGAAAAATCTTTTCCATGATAACCAAGGTCAACACCTATTCCTATACCAACTAATGGTAGAAACTCTATGTCAAACTTTGGTAGCATACTTACCCTTGGCAGATAATAATATACTATAATTGCTAATATCAATACTGTAAAGTAAGATAATATAAGTCCCGTCCACACTAATGGTGTAGATATGAACCCATCATTAAATACGATTGCTGCAAATGTTACTGTTGCTAATATAGGTTGTACTACAACGAATATTATTTTAATAAGTGATCTAAGAAATTTTTTCATGGCTTTATTTATTATAGGATTGACAATAGTTTATATATTCTACCATAGAGAATCTTTTTACCTCTATTAGGTTGTTGTCCAAGGCCAGTGTTCTTAACTCATTATTGTTAATTAACTCTGCGTTTAAATCTTCCATTAGTGGTGATTCAAGTTCATTACGTTTGATTACGAAATGTTGTTCTCCTGTAAATAGGTTAACTGTTGGACTTTCAATGTTAGTATACATTAGTATACCAATTTTGTTGTTGTGCTGAACAAATTGTTCAGGATTAATGATTTTTACTTGCATGGTTTTGTGGTATTAATTAATAAAAAAAGGGATAGACTATCTACCCCATTTAGAACGTTTGTGTTTTTTCTTGGATACCCAATAGTTTTTCTTGGCCCAAGCTTTTTTGTTTTTTGATGTCCCACATCTATTACGTGTGGATCCACATGATTGTAATACTGGTCCTCCAATAAAGAGTAATAGCATTAGATAAAGAAACTTTCTTTTCATAGTTTAAGGATTAGTGATTAAGTTTTTCATTTACGTCTTGACCAACGAATATTGCTGGTAACCATCCAAAGATTACTGATACCCCTATGGTTGCACCATGGCCAAAGCATTCTTTAAATGTCCAAGTATCTTCTAGATACCATACGATTGTATTTATAAATATTACAGTTAGGATAAATGTTGTTACTGTTGCCAACATGATTTTAGAATTTTTCATTTGATTTAATGTTAGTGGTTAAAAATAACTTAGAGTGCTTATCCATTATTGGCTGACACTATTACAGAATAGTCAGTGGTATTGCGTGACTCATTGCTCTAAGCTTTTGATTTTAATATTGCGGGTAATATGATACTATTCCTATAGAGGAAGAGACAACAACTACTCATGTTATATTGTTGAGTGTAATTGTTACTCTTGTAGTATTGTTAGCTATATTTATATATATAGGGTCCAGTTATTATTTTAATGGCCTTAAAGGTATATTATATGGCTTATATGATGTCATCTTCATTGTGCAACACCCAAATAAATAATTTTTACATAACTAATTACTAATTATTAGTAAGATGCAGAGATTAGTTGGGGAGCAGAGGTTGATATTGGAAGATGAGCAGAAATAGAGGTAAAGAATTGGTTAATGTAACATAGGAATTGTAACAATGGTTATTATAATGACCGTGCTTTTACACACGGCCATTAAGATTATACTGCTTCCACCCACATTAGTGTTGTGAGTTCTCCGGTTCTCAGGTCCGTTACTGCATTATCTGACATACGGAATCCAGGCATCTCTTGTCCAGGCTCTAATTTTTTCATTAGCTCTTGGATTGTTGGATGATTAGCTCTCATTACCAGATTGGTTTCTGGGTCTATAAGAGATAATTGACCGAAGGTAATATTACCTTGAGTTCTACTACCCACAGCAAGACCAGCAAGTGTAGTCTTTTTGTTTGTGATTGGTGTTGATGTACACTGAATCATTGCTGAGCCTGTTGACTCATTGATTTGTACTTTTCTGAAGAATACTGACATAATTTATGAATTTAAAATAATTATGGATACCACTTACATACGGGGGTACCCTATCCGCAATAATTAGCTGGGGAGCAGAATAGTAGATCCTCTTCAGAATGCCAAACACAAAACTTTTACAATACCGTGGGGGGTACAAAAATTAAAAATAAAATTTTTTTTAATCTGGTGAAACTGGGAAATATGGAATTTAATTTTCAACCCTCACAAATAATTTGTATATTAATTATATAAACGCAACTAACTCTATAATTTAAGATATGAGTAAAGAAGAAGACGGGAGGGAGTATGATCCTATGGAAGAAATTAAGAAAAAAGAAGCTGAATTAGATCAAGTAAATTTGGCTTATGACAATTCATATAAAGTTCTTACAGGAGAAATTGATTTCCATACATTACTAGAAGATTCATTTAAGGATGGGGATTCTGCACTGATGGCTTTTGATCCGGATTCTGGCCCTTTACAAACTGAATTAGAAGGAATGATTGCGTGGTATATTGAATCAGAGGAGTATGAAAGATGTGCTATGCTGAGAGATATACTAGAAGAAAAGTTTCCAAGCTTACTAATAAACCAAACCAAATAGAAATGGGAAATATATTACAAGACATGATTAGTATGCTGACTAGAAAAAAGTCAGTGATACCAAAAGCTGATGATTACATTGCTATTGCTAGATACGCAAGTACACAAGAAAGATTAAAACAACATCCTAAATTAAACTCTGAGCTTACTACGTTAGCAGATTTAAAAAAGTTTACATGTGGTAACTCTGTTAATATAGGGTCAGATCAAACTATAACCGGAACTAAAACTTTTTCTCGTATAGTAATAGTTTCTGAAGATGGTACTAAGTGGGAACAAACTATTAGTAATGATGGAGTAACTCAATACAATAAAATATCTTAGGAAATGGCAACACCAAGAAAAGGAAAGGCTAGAGTTAAAGTAACTAAATCCGGAAAGAAAGTTAGTTACGGACAAGCTGGTAAGGCTAAAGGGGGCGGACCAAGAGTAAAGCCTGGTACTTCAAAGGGTGATAGTTATTGTGCAAGAAGTTTAGGAATTAAGAAAAGACTTTCTGCAAAAAAAAGAAATGATCCTAATACACCAAATAATTTATCCCGTAAGCGTTGGAAATGCTCTGGGGCAAAATCAAGAAAGTAATGGCAGCAAAGAAAAAAAGTACAGTAAACAAGGCGGGCAACTATACTAAACCTGCAATGCGTAAAAGACTCTTCAACTCTATTAAAGCAGGGGGGAAAGGTGGAGCACCTGGACAATGGTCTGCACGTAAAGCTCAGATGCTTGCTAAGCGTTATAAAGCTAATGGTGGAGGCTACAAAACTAAGAAGTAATGGCACTACCAAATAAAAAATCAAAAAAGAAATCAGCTTGTTGGACTGGTTATGTCAAGAAAGGCGTGAAGAAAAAAGGTGGCAAGATTGTAAATAATTGTGTACCTATTAAAAAGAAAAGGTAATGGCAAAAGCTAAATCACAAAAGAGTTTAGACAAATGGACTAAACAGAAGTGGAGAACTCCTTCTGGTAAAAAGAGTAAGGATACCGGAGAAGTATATGCACCTTCTAAGACTATTGCTAAACTTAAAAGCACTGCAGCAGGAAGAAAGAAGTTAGCTGCTGCTAACAAGAAGAAAAGAGCAGCTACCAAGAAAGGTAAGCAACACGCAAAGCATGGCCTTCATAAAGGCAAAAAGCGTTAAATGAAAAAATAAAATAAATATAAAAGGGCCTAAACTTTTTTTATTTAAACTATTTATATATATATTTGTATAAATTACGTTTAATAATTAAAAAAAGCAAAATGGCAAATTCTAAAAACCAAAATCCATTACAAGACCAAGATCCTACTTTATCTAAAGAGGAAATGGCAGCACGCAGAGAAGAAATTACTGCATTCTACAAAGACAACATTCCTCATTTAGAAGTACAAGCAGAATATGAAATGTTACTGGCTACTATTGAAAAGTCCAGAGCAGAACGTATGCAAGCTCAAATGTTTATGGCTCAACAATATGCTTCTCAAGAAGAAGGGTCTAATCCAAACTCTGATGAAGCTAAGGCATTTAAACAAGCAATGGAGGAAGCTGCATCTAAAATAGAAGATTAACATGAAACTTCTAAAGAAAGGTGATAAAGGGCAAGATGTCAAAACACTTCAAACGGCATTAAAGATAGCAGTTGATGGTCATTTTGGACCATTGACTGAGAAAGCAGTAATTAGATTTCAGCTTTCTAATAACTTTCCTGTAACAGGAATAGTTGATTCTCCTGTATGGACACTTCTTTTAAATAAATCTATATTAGTATTAGATGAAATAGATGAGGATAGTGATATTTCTGATGAGTATTTTATTACGGAATATAATCAAACTATTCACAGATACTATTTACCTAAAGGTGAATATGTTAAGGGACCTATAACTAATGAATATATATTTCTACACCATACGGCAGGTAGAGAAAACCCATACAGAACAGTTGATCACTGGGGTAGAGATAAAAGAGGAAGAGTAGCAACAGAGTTTGTATTAGGTGGAAGAAATCATAGAACAGGTGATACTGAATATGATGGTGTTATGGTACAAGCATTTCCAGAAAAGTGCCAGGGGTGGCACCTTGGAAGAACTGGATCAGGATGGATGAATAGACATTCTGTAGGATTAGAAATTTGCAGTGCTGGATACCTTGATGAAGATCACAAAACATACTTTAATAGCAAATGTGCTGATTCTGAGGTTATTGAACTAGAAAAACCTTTCAGAGGTCATTCTATATGGCATACTTATTCGGAAGAACAAATTAAGGAAACTGAAAAGTGGATTAAATTTGTAGCAGAAAGAGATAATATTGATATTAGAATAGGACTTCAACAGTATATTCATGAGCATGGTGCACATAAAGCCTTTGGATTTCATGAAGATGCTTTCTATGGAAAGGTAAAAGGATTATTAACACATACCAATGTAAGGAGAGATAAGTCTGATTGTTATCCACATCCTGACTTTGTAGATATGATAATGAGTTTATAATATGGCTGTAGTAAACAAAGTAGATATAAAATTAAAGGTTGATATTAATCAAACAGTTAAGTATCAAATACTTACGTATTGTTTTTTTAATAATATCCTGTTGACTAAAACAGATTTAGATTTTTTAGCAGAATTATCTTTTAATCCTAAAATTGAGATAGCTAAGTTTTGTAATCTGTTAACTGAAAAAGGTATATTTAAAAGTTCTCAATCAGCTAGAAATGCAATTTCTAAAATAGAAAGAAAAGGACTATTAAGTAAAATGGGTACTAATAAAAAAACAATAGTCATTAATAAAACAATCAATGTACAAACAAGTGGTTTAGTTTTATTGGATTACAAAATATTAGGTAATGAACCCAAAGAAGCATAATGAGTTTAAGAAAGGTATTGCTGAAGAAGTGGGTGTACACTCACAGTTAGTTGATGATTTTATAACATTTTATTTTAGTAGAGTAAGGAAAAAATTATCATCACTTGCTCATCCTAGGATTTATGTGGAAGGATTAGGTACCTTTTATCTTAGAAAAAAGAAGTTAGAACATGCAATTAAAAAACAAAAAAGCATGTTGGGTAATGTAGCAAAGCGTACCTATAATGGATATGCAAAAAGTGAAACAATAACTTCAAATATTAATGAGATGGAAAAGGCTCTTGAAGTAATTAAAAATGATATCTTAAGTAAGAAAAAGTTTAGAGGAAAATGAGCAAGATAAAAAAATACTTAGATGCCTTTAAAAATGCAGGAAAGATTGCAGAAGGAATAAAGAATAATGTATTTAAAAAAGAACATGTTGAAGCTATAGCAACTGAAAGGTTTCAGATCTGCATAAAATGTAGTTTGTTTGATGCTAAAGGAGATAGTTGTTTAGCACCTGGAACACAACCATGTTGTAGTGATTGTGGTTGTAGTCTGGGTTTTAAAGTAAGATCTTTATCTTCAGAATGTCCAAAAGGTTTTTGGGAATCAGTTACTACTGAGGAAGAAGAAGAACAAATATTTGAAAAAATTATAAAAGATGAAAATGCAAATTAATTACATATACAAAGACACAACAACAACAGTAGAAACTAACACAGAAGGTTTGTGGTGGTATACTACTACAACACTATAATTATGGCTATTATATTTAAAGAAGAGGGTCATTCATATGAAAGTATAGATAATGACTCTATTAATTGGTTAAGCGTAACTTCTTTTATTGGTAAATTTAAACCTAAGTTTGACAGAGAAGGACAAGCAAAAAAATCATCTAAAAACAAAAGGTCCAAATGGTATGGTATGACTGAAAAAGAAATACTTACTGCATGGGACAATGAAACTAAAAGAGCTATTGGTCTAGGTAATTACTACCATGATCAAAGAGAAGCTGATATGCTTGATTTTAAGACAATAGAAAGGGATGGTACACAAATACCTATTATCAAACCTATTACTAATGAGAATGGTGTTAAAATGGCTCCAGAGCAAAAGCTTAAAGAAGGTATTTATCCAGAACACTTGGTATATTTAAAATCAGCAGGAATATGTGGACAGGCAGACTTAGTTGAAATTGTAAATGGTTATATAAACATATATGATTATAAAACCAATAAGGAAATAAAAGAGAAAGGATTTACTAATTGGGAAGGTATAACAAACAAAATGTATAGTCCTGTTAACAATTTAGATGATTGTAATTTAAACCATTATAACCTACAACTCAGTATTTATGCGTATATTATTAAAAAGCACAACCCCAAACTTAAGATAGGTAAGTTGGTTATACAGCATGTTAAGTTTGAAAAAGTTGGAGATGATGATAATGGTTATCCCATTACTAAAATAGTAAATGGAGAACCTTCATTAGAAGGTATAAAAATGTATGAATTACCATACTTAAAATCAGAAGTAACATCACTAATAATGTGGTTAAAAGACAATAGATAATTATGAGCAATATAACATTAACAAAAGTAGCTGTAAGAGTAAGTTTAAGTAATGGTCAACCTTATAAAGAATATGTAGAAGCAGGTAGTTATCAAGATCTTTATATAGATGCAACTTGTATAATGGCAGCAACCCCATACTATTCTACACTTAACAAAGGGGTTATGAACGGTTTGGTTTTATTAACTTTAAAAACAGGGACGCAGATAGTAGATCCATCACCTATAGTTGTTCAAGCAAACTTTCAAGATATTAAGGATATAATGGATGCAAATAAATAAATTATGCTAGTAAGACTATTTGACGTACAAAACAGTAAAGTAATTCCAACAGAACATTGCTATGCTTTACCTTTTCTAAAAGCAATTATGACTGAATATCCTGATACATACTTACAGGTTTATCAATATATTTTTTATATGAGTTGTCCTAATCCTGATATGAATCCATTTTTTAATTTACCTGAGCATGAGAAAGAAGATATTATAATTGAAGAAGTAAAGTTGGAGGAATCACCAGAAGATGGAAAGATAAGATATGCTCTAGACATGTGTAAGAAATTATATGAAACACCAACATACAGAGCTTATGTAGGTATAAAATCCATGTTAGATAGATTAGGTAAGTATATGGAAGTCACACCTATAGAACATGGTAGAGATGGAAATATTAATTCCATGGTAAATGCAGCAGCTAAATTTGAGAATATAAGACAATCATACAAAGGAGCATTTAGTGATATGAAACAAGAGCAAGAAAGTTCAGTGCGTGGAGGTGCCGGATTAGCTTATGATCAAATGTAAAATGAAAGTACAAGAAAAATGGCTATTCTGTTATTGGGATGAACCAATATTTGAAAAGGAAGTAAAAAAAACTAACAATACAAAAACTAAAAACAATGGCACAACAAGTAATACCAATAGGAAAAAAGATTCTAATCAAACAAAAGGAAGCTGAACAGTATTTTAAAAATACTACAATTATGATTCCTTCATCTGCACAAGAACAAGAAAATATAGGAACTGTAGTTGGTGTAGGTCAAACAGTTTCAGAAATAAAAGTGGGGGATGTTGTACAATATACAGATCATTGCCTACCCGTACCAATGAAGCATGATGAAACAGAACACTTGCTTATACAAGAAGGAGATATATTTGCTATTCTGAGAGATGTATAAAACCATTCCTACATATAATAATAATAAGTGGGAAACAACAGAGTTTGAAGATAGAGAAAGTTTTATAAAGTTTTTATTGGATATATTTAAGGAGCCTGGTAATTATAATTTTACCAGTATGTCTAAAGAATTCAATAGTGAAGCTAAAACTTTTAATAAACTTGGCTTCTATTGTGATAAACCTTTTAGATCTAAAGACTTTATAGCATATTGGGAAGATCAGAAGATTAAGTGTAGAGAAGGTGTGATATATAAACACAATGGACTTACATGGTACCTAACACGTGACTACTACATGTGGCTTAATTTTTTACCCATATATGATAAAGAAGAGAAAAAATATGGTTTTGCTAAAGTGCGTGATGCTCAGTATCATATGGCTTTGTATGAAATACTTGCAGAGTTGCATTATCAACACTCTGCAATATTAAAGAAACGTCAGATTGCATCTTCCTATTTTCATATGGGAAAAATAATTAATACATACTGGTTTGAAGAAGGTAGTACATGTAAAATTGGTGCATCATTAAAAGATTACATAAATGATAAAGGTTCTTGGAAGTTTTTAGATGAATACAAAACATTTCTGAATGAGCATACTGCATGGTACAGACCAAGTAATCCAGAAAAGGTTTTACTATGGCAGCAACAGATAGAAGTTAAAGTTGGTAATAGGAAAACAGCCAGGGGTTTAAAATCTAAAATACAAGGGGCATCATTTGAAAAGAATGCAACATCTGGAGTAGGTGGACCTACAACATACTTCTTTCATGAAGAAGCTGGTATAGCACCAAAGATGATGCAAACATATGAGTATTTACGTCCTGCAATGTCTTCAGGTATGGTAACAACAGGTATGTTTATAGCTGCAGGATCTGTTGGTGACTTGGAACAGTGTAATCCTTTAAAGGATATGATACTCAATCCAAAAGCAAATGATATATATGCAGTAGAAACTAATCTAATGGATGCTGACGGAGGCATTGGTATGGCAGGGTTATTTATTCCTGAACAGTGGTCTATGCCACCTTATATTGATGATTATGGTAACTCTTTAATTGATGAAGCTATTGAAGCTATAGTAACGGAAAGAGCACGTTGGAAGAATGAATTAAGTGGAGAACAATATCAGTTAAGAATATCTCAAAAACCTTTGAATATAGCAGAAGCATTTGCATATAGAAAAGAATCTGTTTTTCCTCAAGGAATATTAAGTAAACAACAAAAAAGAATTCAAGAAAAAGAATATCCTTATGAATTAATTAAATTAGATAGGGATGAAAAAGGAATTTTTGCTAAAAGGACAAATAAATTACCTATTACAAGATTTCCAGTAGATAAAAAACAAACTGATAAAACAGGTACTATAGTTGTATGGGAAAGGCCTGTAAAGAATCCAGAGTTTGGTGCATATTATGCTTCTATTGACCCCGTGTCAGAAGGAAAAACAACTACATCTGATTCTCTTTGTAGTATCTTTGTATATAAAAATGCAACTGAAGTTACAAGAACTACAGCAGCAGGTGATGTTGAACAGTTTATTGAAAAAGATAAAGTAGTAGCTGCATGGTGTGGTAGATTTGATGACATTAATAAAACTCATGAAAGACTTGAATTAATAATTGAATGGTATAATGCTTGGACATTGGTAGAGAATAACATTTCACTTTTTATCCAGCATATGATTGCTAGAAAAAAACAGAGATACTTAGTACCTAAACAACAAATACTTTTCTTAAAAGACTTGGGTTCCAATAGAACTGTATATCAAGAATACGGTTGGAAGAATACAGGAACATTATTTAAAAGCCATTTGATTTCTTATGCAATTGAGTTTTTAAGAGAAGTAATAGATGAAGAAACTGATATTAACGGTGTAGTTACAAATCAAACATTAGGTGTTGAAAGAATACCGGATCCAATGTTAATTAAAGAAATGTTAGCTTACTATCCAGGATTGAACGTGGATAGACTGGTTGCATTTGGTGCATTAATTGCATTTGTAAAAATACAACAGTCTAACAGAGGTTATTCTAAAAGACGGGAATCAGAAGATAATTCTTTGGTAAATTCAGAAAAATTCACTAAATTAAAGTATAGTCCGTTCAAAAATATTGGGCAAAATAAATCAAGAAATAGCTCCAGACCAAGAAGGTCAGGTTTTAAAAATTATAAATAGAACAATTAAATATATTCTAGAATGAAAGTATTAAATGCAATGCAGTTAAAAAATGGAGCTAAGGCAGAGAGCGGCCCTACGTTCTCTAGTTTAACTCAACCAGTTCAGTTTATTTCATCTAAACAAAAAACTGATGAGTGGGCTGCATGGAATTTAGATTGGCTTGAAGTTCAAGGAATAGAATTTTTGCGTTTAAATGCTAGAAGGCTTTTAAAGAATTATAAATTAGCTAAAGGTATTATTGATAAAACAGATTACATTGTTGAAGAAGACAATGATTACAAAGAACTAATGGATGTTCTAACAACAGAAAATGAATCTGCGTTAGAATTAAAGTTTTATCCTATTGTACCTAATGTTATTAATGTTTTAAGCGGAGAGTTTGCTAAGAGATATAATAAAGTTCAATTTAGAGCTGTAGATGACAAGTCATACAATGAAATGTTGGAGCAGAAGAAAGTTGAAATTGAACAAGTATTACTTGCTGATGCAGAAAGGAATCTTGTTCAGTCAATGATAGAAGCAGGAATGGATCCGGCATCAGAAGAAGCACAACAGAAACTATCTCCAGAAAATTTAAAATCATTACCAGAAATAGAAGATTACTTTAGTAAGTCTTATAGAAGTAGTGTAGAAGAATGGGCATCACATCAATTAAATGTTGATGAGGAAAGATTCAAAATGCAAGAGCTTGAGGAAAGAGGTTTTAGAGATAGCTTAATTGCAGATAGAGAGTTCTGGCATTTCCGCATGTTAGAGGATGACTATGATGTTGAATTATGGAATCCTGTATTAACATTTTATCAAAAGTCTCCAGATCAAAGATATATATCTGAATCTAATTATGTAGGTAAGATAGATTTAATGACAGTATCTGATGTAGTAGATAAGTATGGGTATTTAATGGATGAGAAGCAATTAAAATCTTTACAAAAAATATATCCAGCTAGATCTGCACAATACCAAGTTAACGGTTATCAAAATGATGGATCTTATTATGATGCAACAAGGTCACATGAATGGAATACTAATTCTCCTAGTCTAGCATATAGACAATATACAAGTAACTATTGGAATGACCCATCAAGTGGTGGAGATATAGTATCTCAAATATTAGATGAAAGTGAAGACTTAATACAATGGGGTGATAGCAACCTGATGAGAGTTTCTACAATCTATTGGAAAACTCAAAGAAAGGTAGGACATCTTACTAAAATTGAACTAGACGGTGAGGTTACTCAAGAAATAATTGATGAAACATTTAAGATTACAGAAAAACCTGTATATGATACATCAATATTTAAAAATAAATCTAAAGAAACTTTATTACAGGGAGAACATATTGATTGGATCTGGATTAATGAAACTTGGGGTGGAGTAAAAATAGGACCTAATGTACCAGCAATGTGGCATACTACAATGGGTGATAACGTTAATCCTATTTATGTAGGTATTAATAGAACTAAACCTGGTAGGTTACCTTTCCAATTTAAAGGTTCTAATACATTATATGGGTGTAAACTTCCAGTAGAAGGTCGTGTATTTTCTGATAGAAATACAAGATCTACTTCATTAGTAGATTTAATGAAAGCTTATCAGGTTGGGTATAACATGGTAAATAATCAAATAGCAGATATACTAATTGATGAATTAGGTACTGTAATTATGTTTGATCAAAATGCTTTACCACGTCATTCAATGGGAGAAGATTGGGGTAAAAATAATTATGCTAAAGCATACACTGCTATGAAAGATTTTAGCATGTTACCTTTAGATACATCTATTACTAATACAGAAAATGCTACAAACTTTAATCACTACCAGACTCTTAATATGGAGCAAACAGGTAGATTAATGTCACGTATTCAGTTAGCTAATTATTTTAAACAACAATGTTTTGATGCAATTGGAATCAATCCACAACGTCTAGGTGGAGCTGTATCAGCACAAACTGCAACAGGTGTAGTTAATGCTATGCAACAATCCTATGCGCAAACAGAAATATACTTTGTACAACACTCAGATCATTTAATGCCTAGGGTGCATCAAATGAGAACTGACTTAGCACAGTTCTATAATAGTACAAACCCAAGCGTCAGACTTAGTTATATATCTAGTGAAGCACAAAAAGTAAACTTTACAATTAATGGTACTGATTTATTATTAAGAGACTTTAATGTTTTTGCAACAACTAAAACAAATCATAGAGCAATTCTAGAACAGCTAAAGCAAATGGCTTTAACTAATAATACTACTGGAGCATCAATATATGAGTTAGGTAATATTGTAAAAGCAGACTCTATTGCTGGAGTAACAGATATACTAAAAGATTCTGAAGCAAGAATACAAGCTCAGAGACAGCAAGATATGCAACAACAACAGCAAATGCAGCAAGAGCAACTACAAGCTAAAGCTCAAGAAGAACAAATGAAACTGCAAGCTGAGCAAATGGAAAATGATAAGGATAGACAAAATGATTTAACTATTGCTGAAATTAGAGCTGCTGGTTATGGTTCAATGAGTGATGTTAATGAAAATAAAGTATCTGATTTTCAAGATGCTATGAAAGACATTAGAGAAACTACACAATATAGAGAGCAAGCTAATCTTAAGCGTACAGAACTAACTCAAAAGGGAATACTTGAGCAATCTAGATTAAATGTAGAAAGAGAAAAAATATCTGCAGATAAGCAAATAGCTAATACTAAATTAGAGATAGCTAGAGAAAACAAAAACAAGTATGATGTACAATCTTCTAATAAAAAGAAGAAAGATAAATAAGTGTTAGCTATATACTGCAAAAAACTTTACTAAAATTTAAAATTATATAAGTTTATTGCATTGTATGTGAAAAAACATTTTGTATATTATATATATAAGGATTTAATATTAAAACCAACAATAATATGGATACCAAAACAAACACTGTGAACAGTAACGTAGAGACATTAGACATTAACATTGATGAAATATTTGATGGTGCTCCAGGAAGTGGAGCTGTCACATTACCTGCGGAAGAAAAACCAAAAAGAAATATTTTATCAGGATTGCAAGAAAAAGCAGATTTTTCTTTTGCTGATCCAGATAAAGATGATGCTGATGACTTAACTGCTAAAGTTGATGAAACAGAAAAAGAAGAGGTAACTGCAGAAAAAGAAACTGCCAAAGAAGATACTAGTAGCAAAGTAGAAGAAGCTGCTGATATACTAGAATCTTTAGATGAAGTTGATGAAGTTGCAGAAGAAGAAAAACCATCTAAAAGAGGTAGAAAGAGTATATCAGGAATATCTGATGTATTTTCTAAACTTATTAAAGATGATAAGATAGTTCCTTTTGATGATGATAAAGAATTAGAAGACTATACTGCCAAGGATTGGGAAGAATTAATTCAAGCTAATTTAGAAGAAAAAGCTAATCAAGTAAGAAGAGAAACCCCAAAACAATTTTTTGCTAGTTTACCTGAAGAACTTCAAGTAGCAGCAAGATATGTAGCAGATGGTGGTCAAGATCTTAAAGGATTATTTTCAACATTAGCTCAAGTTGAAAAAACTAAAGAGCTTAGCATTAAGAAAGAACAAGACCAAGAAACAATTATTAGAGAATATTTAGGTGCTACAGGATATGGAACACAAGAAGAAATCTCTGAAGAAATTGAAATTTGGAAAGATTTAGGTAAACTAGAAAAACAAGCATCTAAGTTTAAACCTAAATTAGATAAAATGCAAGAAAAGGTTGTTGCTAAAAAGATAGAAGAGCAAGAGCTTAAAAAGAAGCAGCAAGAACAAGCATCTAAACAATACATGTCTAGTGTATATGAAACATTAAAGGATGGTAATTTAGGTGATATAAAAGTTGATAAGAGAACACAAACAATGTTGTATAATGGTTTAGTACAACCAAGTTACCCATCTGTTAGTGGACGTAATACAAATTTGCTTGGTCATCTTTTAGAAAAGTATCAGTTTGTTGAACCAAACTATACATTAATTTCTGAAGCATTATGGTTGTTACAAGATCCAGATGGATACAAAGCAAAAATAATGGATAAAGGTGCACAGAAAAGTGTTGAGCAAACTGTAAGAAAATTAAAGACTGAACAGGCAAATGCAGGCGGATCTAACTCTTTAGGAATACAGAGTAAGGAAGAAGGAAAGAAGAAGTCAGGAAGAAAATTACCTAGAACCAACAACATATTCAAACGGATTTAACAATCAAAAATAAATAACAATTAATATTAACAACAAAAACAAGTAAAAATTATGGCAACTCCAGTATTAAATAATGGAATTTTCCTAAGAGATACAAGCTACAAAGCTAGTTCTCATGTTGATTCTTATCACTTGACTCAGATGCTAGGTTCAGCAGAACCTATGGATATGGGACCAGTAGACCTTTGGGCAATGACCCAAAAGGTTGAAATGCCTTTATATCAAATGGCATCTTTCGGTGGAAAGAATACAATCATGGTGGACAATGCACGTGGTGAGTACAAATGGCAAACTCCAATTGCACAAGATCTTCCCTACATTGTAGCAGATATTGAAGCAGGAAACACAAGTAAAGGTGTAGACGGTACTACATTTAAAATTAAGATTTCCAAAAGAACATTTGGACATGGTGATATTATCACATATGACAAATACAATGGATTAGAGCTTTACATCACAGCTGATGATATTATCCCAGCAGGTGACGGCTACATCTATACAGTTCAATTGGTAAACAACAACAATGCAGCTAGCTTAGATAATAAGTATTTAGCTCAAGGTACAAAGTTCTTCAGAAAAGGTTCTGCAAGAGGTGAGTACGGAGAAAGATTCTCTGACATTGAAACAGGTTCTGGTTTCCGTGAATTCTACAATTTTGTAGGAGGAGCTGAAGCACATGTACATTATTCTATTTCTAGCCGTGCTGATCTAATGATCAAAGGTGGTTTGAATGCTGATGGTACTGTACCAGTAACTGAGATCTGGAGAAACTTTAACACTGACTCAGCAAATCCATCTGTTCCTTCAATTGAAGGTTTAGTAGCAAATATGGGTAAAGCTGGTGCAAGAGAAGCTATGGAAAATGGTACTCTTACACGTACTTTCATTACAAATATGGAAGCAGCTCACTTATCTAAAATTGCAACGGATATTGAAACTTACCTAATGTGGGGTAAAGGTGGTAGAATTAAACAAGACGGACCAGATGATATTAGATTATCTGTAGGTTTATGGGCACAGTTAGATAACTCTTTCAAAAGAGTATATAACAAGTCTTCATTTACTCTTGATATGTTTAAGTCTGAGCTTTACAACTTCTATCAAGGTAAAGTTGAGTTTAAAGGACCGGACCCACAAAGATCACTTGTTGTACAAACAGGTATTGCAGGAATGCAATTGATCAACAAAGCTATTGCTGATGAAGTATATGGTTCTGGTTTAGTTCAAAATGCATCTGATATAGGAGCTGTTAAAGGTTCTGGTATGGATTTGGATTACGGTTTTGCTTACACAAGCTTTACTATTCCATTCTTAGCTAACGTTAAGTTTGTATTGAATCCAGCATTTGATAACTTAAATACAAATGACATTGAGAATCCATTAATTGATGGAAGACCTCTAAGTTCTTATAGCTTTATTATCTTTGATGTAACTGATGAAGGAAATGACAACATTCACTTGTTGAAACTTTCTTGGGATAATCAACTTAAGTGGTTCTACCAAAATGGTACTATGGACTACATGGGAAGAACTCAAGGGTTTGCATCTTCTGGAAACTTCAATGGATATAGAGTTATGATGACTCAAACAATGCCAGCTATTTGGGTTAAGGATCCAACTAAAGTTCTAAAAATTGTAATGAGAAACCCTATCACAGGAGGATCATTCTAGAGAACATTAATATTAAAGGGGAGGGGTTAATCCTCCTCCCTTTTTTTTAATCCTTAAATAAAATAAAAATGGCACAATTAAAAAAAGTTACACAGAAGTTTCAAGATAAAGCTTATGTAGGTAAAGTAAATACTACCGGTCTAGCAAGATTGCTTCATGTTAATGAAGTAATTGATTGGGTTAGAGGAGCGGCAGATTTAGAGTTTGTATCTAATGTTGAAGCAATAGCTGCAGGTTTGGAAAAAGGAGACTTATACCATACAGCAGGTGTATTAAAAATAGTTATAGACGCTGTAGAAGAATAAACGTCAAAAAACTTTAGCAAGACTAAACATCTTGCTTTAGAAATTATTAATAAATAAACTGTACAATATTTGTACTTTTGACTAGTAAATAATTATTAATTTTAAAAACCAAAAAAAAAATGGAGGATTACACAATTGTAGAAAAATATCAGCAAACAAAAAGTAAGACTATAGCCATACGTCCTTTCTTTAATGCAAATAAAGAAAACATGGGACTTGAGCAATATGGATTATCATTGCATGATGGTGTTTTTCATGAAGAAAGTTTAGCATGTTTAGAAATGAATGGTGTTAAACGTTATGTTACAGGTTTAAATGAGTTTGCACCTGAAGTAAAAATGCTTCCAAAATCAGAGAAGAAAGCAAAAATTAAAGAGATAAGAACAGTTGTAGCACAGTTAGAAGCTGAATTAGCTGCTAATGTTGTTGACACAGAGGATAAAGAGTTTTGGAATAAACTTACAATAATGAAACCTGATAATTCTGCATTTTGGGATAAGATTAGTTTAAGATGTGGTAATGATCCAACATTCCTAGATCCAGCTACAGACCCTTATGATCTTATTAAATTACATGCAATTAATGCAGGTGGTTTTTCTATTGTTGCTAAATCATTAAAAGCAGCAAAGGAATCTAATACACCTTTTAAGTTTTTCTTAGATACTGCAAAAGAATCATTATCTACAAGAACTGAATTAAGTAAACTTAGAAATAAAGCACTAGTTGCATTACAAAATATGTATGATTCTAATGTTGCTAAACTTATGTACGTTGCAAAAATATGTGATGTAGACAGTGTTCAATATGTAAAAGCTACACCTAATGATGTATTATATGAAAATATGGATGCATACATTAATGGTTTTGGTGCCGAGTCATCTAAAAAAAGAGCAGCTTCTCAATTTTTAGAAGTAGCTAGTTTAGACATGGAAGAATTAAAAATAAGAGCATTGATTAAAGATTCTCTTTACTATAGATTTATAACAACTAAAGCCGGAGGTTGGATTGAACCAATTGATAGTGGTGTTAAGTTGGGTAAATCACCATCTGAATGTATGCAACACTTAAAGAATCCAGAGAATGAAGATACTTTAATGTCATTACTTGCTAAGGTGGAACCATACTGGAACTCATAAAATTTGAATAATGAATAACAATACTCTTTTATTAAAATTAAAGCAAAGGCTTAATAAACTAGATAGTCAAGATTATGACAATATAGAATGTTGGCAATTTGTAGAAGCTTTTAATAAAGTACAATTAGAATGGTGTAGAAGACAGCTACATGGTGGTAATATGTACAAAGAAGGGGATGAGTTATCTAAAAAAAGAATTGATGATTTACAACCCCTATTAATAGAACTTTTATTAACAGGAACTGTATCAGAAACTTATTTTGAATCAAATAATTTTCCAGTAGATCAATACTTAGAATATAAAAAAGTAAGTACAGACGCTACTTCAGAATGTTGTCCAGATCCTAGATCAATGACTGTATACCTTTCTGAAGTAGCTAATGTACCATTACTGCTAAGAGATCCTTTAAAAAATCCAGATTATGAATGGGGTGAAACTTTTTGTACTATGCAAACTAATACAATAAGAATATATAAAAACAATAACTTTAATATTGTCAACCCTGTTTTAACATATTATAGAAAACCAGTCTATATAGAAGTATTGGGATGTACAGATCCATATACAGGTGTTACAAGCCCTGTTAACATAGACTGTGAATTTAAAGATGATGTAGTTGAATTAATGTTAGATGACACAGCATCTTTAATAGCAGGTGATATTGAAAATCAGTATCAACAACAAAGAGGACAAGCTGCAGCTGAACGCAATAATTAAACAAAAAATTATTTATACAGTATAGCTTTCTTATTTAAAATTAATTACGTATATTATTAATGTACACAATGTACAAACTTTATATATTTATAACAACAAAAAACAAAAATTATGGCTTATTTTAATCATGCGTTTTACAAAACGTTTGTAGTAGGTTCCACTGAGGCTAATGCCGGAATCTCTACATCAGCACTAGCTGCTGGAGAAATGGGTATTGTTAGTGACTCAGATTGGGAAACTATTGCAATACCAGGAGGTGCTTTGCCAGCTAATTCATTAGCTTACTTAGTACAAGGTTCATTTTACACTAAAGACACTATTGGAAACAATCCAGGTCACGGTGGATACAAAGAATCTGTAAAATCTAAAGGAATCAATCCTAGATATGTATCTAGAGCTTGGTATACAAACTGTTTGGTTGCATCACAGTCTAAGGCTTCATTGTCTTTAGGTTCTGATTGTACTCCATGTGGTTCAACACAATTTATGAGAATGGATGTTAAGGGTTCACCTGCATTAAGATTCTTAAATCACAATGCATATGCTATTGGAGATTCAGCAAACATTTGCTGTATTGATGGACAAGAGTTTCTTGATCCTGCATTAGTTGGTGCTACTATGGCTGATATGGTATTAGCTAATCCTTTAATCAAACCTTTTGTTGCTGAAGCAGATGTTGATGGTGCAAAAGATGCAACTTTAGTTGGTGGAACAGGTTATTCTGTTGCTGCAGGTGTTGCAGTAACTGGTGGATCTGGATCTGGTGCAGCTGTTAATATTTTAACTGTTGCAGGTGGTGCCGTTGCTACATTTAGCTGGGCTGCTGTAGGTTCTGGATATGCTGTAGGTGATGTATTAACAATTTCTGGTGGTGGTGCTGATGCAACATTAACTCTTACTTCTGTATCAGAAGGTGGTGTTGTTGTATCTGTAGAAACTGCAGGAGTAGTTTCACAAGAAGTTTTCACTATTGCTGAAGTATTAGCTGGAACATATGTTGCTTCAACTGATCCAAATGGTGCTAGTAAAGTTTCTGCTACTGTAGAGTTTGTAGGAGCATACGTAGGTACTAAATTTGGAAATTGTTCTTTTGATTCAAGAGATCACTTTAATGCTGAGCCAGTAGAAATTATTGCTTCTGTATTAGATGAAACAGGTGAAGTATGTAATGATTGTGGTGTTGCAACAATGACTCCAGGTCAAATGCAACAAACACAAGGTGAGCAAGTAATCAGAGACTTAATCTTATCTGAAAGATACCGTCAATCTCCTTACAACCAAGGAAACGCTGACAGTGCTAGAATCAGAGAAATTGAAATGTCTGATGAGTTACTTTCTGCTGTAGATAGAAGTGCTACATATAAAGCATACTACTTACAACACAGTGTACCACGTTTCAACAATCCAAGTGGATTATTTGATAATGATCAGTATGTTTACCAAATCTATGTTAAGTGTGATGATGATGCAGCAAATGTTGCTGTCAAAGCTTTACTTGACAAAGTTGTTGCTTTAGCTAATGCAGCTGGGAATCCAATTGCAGTAGAATACAACAGTGCTTGGTAAAATGTAATATATTTTTACACAAATAAACTAGAGCAGGAGAATTAAAAACTCCTGCTCTTTTTATTTTATATTGTCTGTTATTTTTTGTATATTATATATATAGCATGTTAAAGTATTAAAAAATGGCAGATAAGCATATATTAAGTTTAGAAATCCCAACTGTATCTAATTGCGGTTTATTATGTATTAAAGACACTAGCCAATACTCATCTGAGTTAGCTGTGGATTGTGAAGAATTACTTATCACATTACCAGGTTTCAGTGTGCCTGTACTAATAAAAGTTGATAAGGATTTTGATATGTGTTTGACTGCATGCACATTAGCATTACAAAAAGAAAATTGCGGCAATAGCCAGCAAGATATACCTGATGGTATATATGTTATAAGATATAGTGTATCTCCAAATGCAAAAGTATATGTGGAGTATAATCACTTAAGAGTTACTTCTCTACTTACTACTTATTATGAAGTTTTATGTAAACTTGATGTTCAGGCTTGTCAGCCAGAATTTCAAAAGCAAGATCTTTTAAATGAAATGTCATTTATTAGAACTCTTATAGATGCAGCAGTTGCAAATGCAGAATATTGTCAATCATCTGCTCAAGCAATCCAGCTATATACTTATGCAAAACAAAGATTGAATAAAATAGCTTGTCCTTCAGGACAATGTTAAATATACATAAACCAAAATGTAAAATATTATGAACTGTGCCCATTGTAATAAACCGTTCACATGCGGATGTCAAAAGACTCAAGTAGATGGAGTTACTATACACAAAACGTGTAGAACTTCATTTGCTGCTAATAAGGCTGAAGTAATTGCTAAAGCTAATGAAGAAAAAGTTAAAGCATCATCACGTGATTTTGATTTACAATTGGCTTCACATCAAATTAAAAACTTAAGAAATACATAACTGCTGATGCCTACAACACATACATCAAATAGTGATTATAAAAAAGAGCAAGCTCTTATAAAGAGAATAAACACAGAGCAAAATTTTGCTCAACAGGTGTATGTTCTTTTTAGAGAAGTTAAGTATGGAATATCACCATGCTGTTATTCTGATTTTGAATCAGCTGTGTTAAAGAAATCATTGTGTGATTGGCAAAATGCAGCTAGTAATAAAGTAGTAGCATCAACTGAAATAGAAGGTCAATTTGTAGAACCTTTAGCACAAATAAATTTAAAAGCAAGCATACCTTGTCCTGTTACACCAACTAATGTAGTTACAATATATGACTTAGAAGATTTACTTGAAGATGGAGGTACATACACTCAATGTTTTGAGGTTGCATCTGATGAATGGATTATTACACATGGTTTAGGTTCATATCCATCAGTTACAGTTGTAGATAGTGCTAATACTACAGTAGTAGGAAATGTAGAGTATATAAGTACTCAACAATTAAAAATAACATTTAATGCATCTTTTTCAGGGTGTGCATTTTTAAATTAAATAAGTAAAATAAATAATAAATAAATAAAACAAAATGGCAGTACAATTTTTAACGGGACTCAATGTCCAAGGAAATTTAAATCTGAATGATAATCAAATACAAAATGTAATCATTCAGCCTCTTGGCGCAGACCCGTCAGGAATTGCAGGTAAAATCTATTATAACTCTGGTACAAATAAACTAAAATTATATGATGGTTCTGCTTGGGTAGATATAACAACAGGTGCAGATGGTAACACAACCTATGACTTAACAGCAACAGGATCTGGTAACGGAACAGCAACATTAAATTTAGTTGCTTCAAATCCAGCTAGTACTGATGCAATAGTATATACAGGTACAGGTACAACCACAGTAACACGTGCTGGTTCTACATTTACTATTAACTCAGCTGATCAATACGTTGGTACAGTAACAGATGTTGTAGCTGGTACTGGTATTAGTATAACTGGTAAATCAACAGACGTACCTACAGTAAATATTCTATATGATACTGCAGCGAATGCAATCTTATCAGCAACTGCACAGAGTCCAACAGCAGAAGACTTTTTATGGTTCTCAGCTGTAGCAGATGATGTTATCTACAGGACATCAATTGATAAAATGCCAGGTTTTGGTAAAGATGGTACAGTTACTTCTGTAGGATCTGGAGCAGGTTTAACAGGTGGTACAATTACTGCAGCAGGAACACTAGCAGTAGATTATGCAGGAGTAGACAACGTTGTATTAGCAGCCAGTGATGGAACAGCTGTTGATTTAGTTGCGGATGATAAAATTTTATTTTCTGATGATACAGATAGCAATGCTAAATTTGCAAACTTATCTCAAGTAGCAAGTTATATTAATGCAGGTGCAGGTTCTGTAACTTCTGTTGATGTTAGTGGTGGAACTACTGGTTTAACAACAAGTGGTGGTCCAATTACAGCTAGTGGAACAATTACTTTAGCTGGTACATTAAACGAAGTAAACGGAGGTACAGGATTAGCAGCATATACCAAAGGAGATATATTATTTGCAGACGGTGCAAATTCATTAGCTGCATTAGGAATTGGTGGAAATGGGCAAAGACTTGCTGTTTCCTCATTAGGTGTAGTAGAGTGGGTTAATGATTCTGGTTCAGGTGTAACAAGTATTGAAATAACAGAAACAGGTAATGCATTAACAATTACAGGTGGACCAATTACTACTTCAGGTACAATAAACATTGCAGGAGCAGGTTCATCAAGTCAAGTAATACTTGGTGATTTAACTTTAGGTACTCATACAACTGGTACAGTAACAAGTGTTGGTACAGGTAAAGGTCTTACAGGTGGAACAATTACAGCTACAGGAACAATTGATGTTGATTATGGTATAACTGGTCTTATAGAAGATGCTCCATTAATGGCACAACTTCCAGCGACTGATGACCTTATATTAATACAAGATGCAGCAAGTGGTAAAGGAGAAACAGTTAAACAACCGCTTGGTAAGGTTTCATTATCTGTATTTGATGCACCTTCTGCTGATTTAAGTTTTGGAGCTTTCAAACTTACAGCTTTAGCAAATGGTACAGCATCAAAAGATGCAGTTAACTTAGGGCAAGTACAAGCACTTGTGGCCGGAGTTGGTGTATTCCAAGGTGGATATGATGCATCAGCAAACTCACCAGCAATAGCAGGAGCAAGTAACATTGCACTAACAACCGGGGATTTCTTTGTTGTTACTAAAGATGGTACTATAGCATTTAATGGAAGTAATGTAGATGTAGAGGTTGGAGATACAATTTATGCTAATCAAGCAATTGCAGCAAGTTCTAATCCTCCAGCTTCAGATTATGCTATTGTTATTCAAGATCAAAACATTGCAGGAGTAGGTGCTACAGATGGAGCAACTGAAAAAGGTGTTGCTGGATTTAGTAGTGCAACTTTTGCTGGTACAGCAACTGGATTTATTACTGTTAAAGCAGGTGGAATTAGTGATGCTCAACTAGCAAGTACATTCAACAAAGAGATTGGTACTAGTACAGATCTTGATACAAGTGATGTAGATGTAGTTGATCAGATTAATGTTACAGATGGTGTTATTACATCAATGAGTAAAAGAACATTACCTAATGCTGCAACAGGATCAGTTGGTGTTACAGAGATAGCAACACAAGCTGAAGTTGATGCGGGAACAGATACATTTAGATATGTAACTCCAGCAACATTAAATAGTGCTCAATCTAAAAGATCATACACAGGTACTTATCCAGCAACTACTACAAACACTTTTAGTATTGCTACTGGTGTTCATGGATTAGCTAATGGACCTTGGATTATTCAAACTTATGATTCTAAAGGAAATCAAGTATTTATGGATGTTCTTGCAGATAAAGCTTCAGGAACTGTAACATTTACTGCAACTGCTAATATGGGTGCAAATAACATTACAGTAGTAATGCAACTTGTAGGATAATAAAGAGTAGAATTTAAAGGGGGAGCATTTAAATCTAGAATTTAGTGTTTCCCCTTTTTTTTAAAATATGTATATTGCAAACAAAGAATAAAATGTCATGGCTATAAGTTTTTTATCTTCAATAGAAATAAACGGATCATGTACTGTCACTAGTATAGCGAATGATAACAGTACATATACTGGTATATTAGTATGGGATGGTTCAGGATTGAAGTACAGAACTAAAGCTCAACTTTTATCAGATATTGGTGCAGGTTCAGGAACAGGTACTGTGACTTCAGTTACTGTTACAGGTTCTAATGGTTTATCTGGTACAGGTACAATAACATCAAGTGGTACAATAACCTTATCAAATAGTGATAGAGGTTCAGCTCAAAACATATTTAAAAATATTGCAGCAGCTGGTCAATCTAACATTGTTGCAGATAATAATAATGATACACTTACATTTAAAGCAGGTAGTAATATTACAATAAAGACTGATGCAAGTACAGATACTATTGAGATTATATCTAAGGATACAACAACAAACTATTATTTAAGTTCTGCATCTTTTGATACAGGTAATGGTGTATTAACACTTAATAGATCTGGACTTACTGCAGTAACAGTTGATCTTGATGGAAGATATGCTACAAGCTCAGGTGTTACTTCTATAGCTACTTCAAATGGTATTACAGGGGGTACAATAACCTCAACGGGTACAATTCAACTAGACAGTACTGTTATAAGAACTACAGGTGATCAAACTAAAGCAGGAAACTTAACAATTTATGGTAGTGGATCTACTGGTAACGCTCTTAGTGTAACAAGAGGTAGTGATGGGGCTAATGCTTTTAGAATACAAAACTCTGGTGAGGTTGTAACTGGTGCAAATTATTTTTATGCATCTGCTTCTGGTACATCAATGTATGTGCAAAACACAGCAGTATTTAGAGGGTCTATTATAAATGATACTGCTAATGCTCCTGTATTAATTAATGATAGTTTAAAAGTTGATGTTGATTTAGAAGTTGCAGGTGGTGATATTACATTGGGTGGTACAGGTAGAATACAAGGTGTTGATACTGTATCATCT